AGGCATCCTGATCATTCCAGGCCAAACAATCAGCCCAGCTTATCAGCGCCCGACTAGTACGTTTGCACTTGTGCCGATTGGCGGATTGGCACAATCCCCGGATTCCCGACCGACTCGCCGTAGTATTGCGAAATGTGACAATCGCTTGCCCATGGCAGTGCATTATCACGATGCCGTTATGTCCCAGTTCTTTACCCTTAGGAGCGCTGTTGTTAGCTATACCTTTCGGCCTTTCCAGTTCTTTATACTGCAGCGAACCATAAGCAGCGCTGATCAGCGCTGAGAGGCTCCCAGGAGCCTCTGTGAGGCGTTTCAGGCCTTCCCGGCTATCCCCACACCTAGAAGCGCTTTCCGCAGCTTTCCAGATGGGGCAAGGCGTTTCGGCCGTTACGGTTCGCCTCGCTACTTTTTGGGCAATGGTTGACAGGATGGCGGGAGGCATGATTTGCGCGCGCATGCGCGTTCTTTCCTTCCCTGCAGGATCCTCCCAACCACGGGCGCCAGACAATGGGCCAAACCATGAAAGCGGCGCAGTGCGCCGCATTGTGTGCCGGTGCTGGAGGCGGCACAGCATGCCGCGCCCTGGTCCGTTCTGGCGGCAACAATGGGCCCATGGCAGGGAAGCGATTCCCGGCCGATTCCCTCCGCTTTCCTCTCATGACCTTCTGCAATCGCCCGGACGCCTTTGAATTTCTGTCTGCCGTATCACGTGGCCAGAAACGTGGCACCGTGAAAGCCATTAAGGCAGCGGCCAGAACCCTCGGGCTGATCGACAGCATCTCCCACGCACAGCACGGCTACCACGTAAGCAAGGGATGGGAGATCAGCCCTTGCCAGACCCTGAGGGACGTTGCTGAGGCTCTCCTATGGTCGTTTGCTTCTGCGCCCGTTCTGCCTGCTGAAAAGGCGCGTGCACTCTATCGGCAGACCGTGAAAGGTCACCGCGTGGCGTGGGATGAACCGTCCGAGAACTTCTGAGCCTTTCTTTACTTTCCTTTCTTTCCCTTTCTTTCCTTCTGAATCATGACAAGTCTCACCCCCGGCCAACTCATCGAACTGATCGCCCTGGTGGATGACAACAACCAGTTCAATGATGAAGAGGATGCTTTCAACTATTGGCAGGAGGTTTCCGATGCGTTGAAGGCAGATTATCGCAAGTGGTTTGAAACTTTCTAGCCTTTCTTTCTTTCCTTCTTTCTTTCTGATCATGAAACTTTCTTCCCTTTCTTTTCACCTTTCTACTGTCAGCTCTAACGCTAAGACTGGGCCCATAGCCGTTAGCACGTCCTCCCGCGCCACGTGTTCTCCTTCCTGTCCTTTCTTTCAGAACGGATGCTACGCAGAATCGGGCCCACTTCTCCTACATTGGCGAAAGGTTACCGAAGGTCTGCGCGGTGTTACATTCTCGGAATTCCTTTCTAGTCTTCTCAGCTTAGAAAGTGGGCGTCTGTTTCGCCACAATCAGGCTGGAGATTGCCCGCATACAAACGGCAGAATCAGCCGCACATTCATCCGCCGCATGGTAGCAAGTGTGCAACACTTAAAGGCCTTCACCTACACTCACCATGACATAAAGTTGGGAGAGAATCTTCAGCTTCTGAAATACGCTAACCGCAACGGTTTTACAATCAATCTCAGCACTGAGTCAGAAACAGCCGCCGATGATGCAATCGCCGCCGGATTACCTGCCGTGATGGTAGCTAACAGCGATGAAGAGCGCACAACGTGGCACACGCCGGCCGGGAACACTGTTCTAGTGTGTCCTGCGCAACGTTCAGACACTACCACTTGCGCCGATTGCAAGCTGTGCCATCATCGCGGCCGCAGGGTAGTGATAGCTTTCCTCGCCCATGGCACTGGAAAGAAGAAAGCTAACGCCGCAATCGCTCCCACTAGCCTATAGGCTGCGAAACGATCGGGCCCTTACTTTATAGTGAGGGCCCCTTTCTTTCTATGGTTGGGAGACAATTAGCCTATTGAGAGGCGTTCTCAATAAGACATTTTTATCAGCATTGCTTATCAGTTGCAAAATGTTACAGGGAGCAGTAGTACGGGCGTTCTATCGCAGGGGGTCGGGGATACCCAAATTAGGAGCGACGTAATTTTCAATCCATTTTTTCCCCATATGCCACTTCCCAGTGCGCACTGACCGAACGATCTAGAGCTGAACGATGGGGAGTGAGGTCACCAAGATTGTTCGTCGTCTTATGGTTCTTTCAGGATGAGAGCTATGGCAAGGAGGACGAAAGTAAGGAGGATTAGGAGAGCAATAATTACGCTCCAGGAGGGATCAGTTGGTGAGGCGAGGGGATGAAGCATGAATTTATGAAGGCCGCTTGCGAGAGGGTAGCTCCCCCAGGAGCGTCATTCATGCGGCCTTAGTCTTACTATTGTCTCATTTGAGACTGTTTTAAGACTGGCGATAGCTACGCACAATATGGGCGATCAAAAGAAAAGAAGAAAGCGAAAGGAGGTGGTAAGGAAGGAGCCCAGGAATGTACCGCCTTGGGGGCTCAGCTCGTAGGGCTCCTAGCAAAGGCTTCTTAAAAGAAGGGAGTTGAGAGGAGGATGGTGGAGCTGAGCCGCTTGTTATCTATCGCCTTGGGGGCTCCTGCTCGTAGCGGCTCGCGGAGGCTTGAAAGCTGCTCGTAATGGAGCACACGCTACGCCTATTGTTATTGTAGAGCTAAATCTTATGAGTCTTAAATGAGACTCATGCTATAGCAAGGAAGTGACAGTTAGGAAAGTGTCTTTTATTGGCAAATCAAGACAAAAGCAAGGAAAATAAGCGCTGTTAGCATTACTTTCCCTTCTCCGCAACCATGGGATATAACAACAGTCGCACGGGCTATGCCACAGTCGTCAGCTTTTGGAGAGTGTTCGTCTCTTCAGAAAGAGCATGGCCTCGCACCATTCGGGACTTGCCTGCCATGGTCAAGCCCCCTAAGGAGCAGTTCTACCGTCCACGCGTGGCAGCGCATAGCGGCCATCAAATTGACCTCCTGGATTGGCACTTATCTTTAGATGAGACGCCACCGGCATGCTGCTATCCTGATTGGTAGTTCCTCGTGTCCCATGAGCTTCGCCAGTTCCCTGCTCTTCTCCATTGCAATGGATGCCTGCAAGGAAGACTTAGACGAAGCGCGAGAGCGTCTTGAAGCTTTTGAACTATGTAATGACAAGGTGACTGCTGCTGCGCTTGGCTATTTGCTTGCTAAGCAAGAAGAAAAAAGGAAGGAAGAGCAGGAAGAATGGATTTATGACCGCTTGTGTTCCATCATTGATAGTTGCATGGAGTGTGATGGCACCTACTACACAGAAAGTGCAGTGGAAGCCATTTTTGAAGTGTTTTATGATTGGTTAATTCACCACACTGAAAAGGACTGCGAAAAAGAACTTACCAAATTGTTTAAGCCTTATATTGTGCAAAAGCACTAATTGCTACCATTTTCTTTTTCCATAGCCTTTAGCCTTAAGGAGCTAGTCTCTTTAGGGCTTTTATGTGGGATGATCTTCCTAGCCCCTTTATGGTGGGAGCCATTAAGGTGTGGCCGGTCCATTCCAGGCCAGATTTTTCTTGGTTTGTAGCTTACGAAGGTAAGCCGTTCTATTTCAAAACCAAGAGCAGCGCCATGCTCTTCGCCAGGGACAAGCAGTCCATGGAAGACCCAGACGGGCTGTGCGACTAGCGCCAATTGTGCAAAGATGTTGTGATTAAAGCTGGCACGATGGAAGTTTGAGCTAGGCTTTTTCCTGTTGTCACCAGCCCGCATGAGCGGGCTTTTTCGTCTCATGAAGCTGAAGGAAGGAGCCAAGGCAGACAAGATTGCTCGCACAGGAAGAGTCCAAAATTGGATGGATGATACCAATGGACGCTTGCCCGTATCTTGCACAGTTTTTGTAGTTGAAGATTCAATGGAAGGGGAGGAAGGCATTGAAGCATCTTGGCGCTTTGTTTCCCATGGTCTGCGTAATGGTGCAGGAGTTGCTGTTCATTTATCTAATTTGCGCGGCAAAGGGCATGAAAATGGCAAAGGGCTTGTAGCAAGTGGTCCTGTAAGTTTTGGCAAGATTTATTCCACTCTCAATGAAATTCTTCGTCGCGGCGGCGTCTATAAAAACGGGGCTGTAGTATTGCATCTTGATTATGACCATCCTGATGCGCTTGATTTCCTGCAAGCTTCTAGGCAAGAACTTCCATGGGTGAAACGTTGTCTAAACGTAGACGAAAATTTCCTTGAACGTTCTTCTAAGGAGCTGATTGATACTCTCCTTAAAGGCATTGGCACTGGCGACATCTGGCTTAATAAGATTCGCTACAACGAAAAAGGCGAGCGCATTCGTGCCAATGTTTGCCTGGAAGTGTATCTCCCCCATCGTGGCACCTGCCTGCTGCAGCATGTCAATATGGGCGCCTGCTCCATTGAAGACGTGACAGGGGCCTTTGTGGAGGGCATGGAGCAGCTCTGTGAGCTTCATGGCAAAACGGGCGTGGGCGCCACAGGCGAATATCTTCCTTCTGTGATTGATAGACAAGTGGGGCTTGGCATGCTTGGGCTTGCTAATTTCCTTTCCCTCCATGGCATTTCTTATGCTGACTTCGGCAAAGCCCTGAAAGCCTTCAATCAAGAAGATCCGCGAGACTGGTATGAAATTATGGACAAGCCAGTGGGTAATGCCGTATTTGCCATCTTCCAAGGTATTAGTGGTGCTGCTGAAGTGGCTCGTGAAGCTGGAATGGAACGCGCCTTCTGCATTGCTCCTACAGCCTCTTGCTCCTACCGCTATTTAGATTCCAAAGGCTTTACGACAGCCCCTGAAATCGCCCCTCCCATTGCTCGTTTAGTTGATCGGGATAGTGGCACTTTCGGCGTGGAAAGCTTTGACTATGGGGAAGTGGAAATTGCTGCTGAAGTGGGCTGGGACAATTACAAACTGGTCGCAGATGAGCTGGTACGTCTGTATCAAAACACTGGTCTTTTCCATGGCTATTCGTATAACTCATGGAGCGACATTGTTATTTACGACGAGGCCTTCTTGAAAGATTGGCTAGAATCTCCTCAGACAAGCCTCTACTATTCGCTGCAAGTTCTCCCGGACACGCAACGAAAAGATGATGCTTACGCTGCCTTAGACGACGAATTTAAGACCATGTTTGGACTCAGCGATACTGAGCCCTTAGGAGAGACTGTCTCTTGTGGCATAGATGCTGGTTTCTGCGCTGCATGTGCAGAGTGACCCATCCTTCTCCTCCTTTTGTTGATGGGGCCGCTTTGACGGCCCTCTTCTGTCTGTTTTCATTCCTTTCCATCGCGCTTTCTAATAATGACCGTCCTTGAAAAGAGCCCCTATTCAGCAATGATCGCCAAGAAGCGCCCCTGGCAAGCCACGCCAGTGGACAATTCGCCTGTGAAGGAAGGCGCTGAATCCACGCTTTTCAAGACCATTGCTTTGCGCCACCTTGAACTGCCCGTGAAGGACTTGCTTGAGCAAGGCTTACAGAAGGAACTGCCTTCCACTCCTGGCATCATTGAGGCGTTGCGCTCCAACCAGAAGGATGAAGAGCGTCATGATGAAGCGCTGAACTATGTTGCTGCCGCCTATGGCACTGACGAGAAGGCAGAGCGAGAAGTGCAAAACATCTTGAAGGTGTGGATGGAGCACCCCGCCCATCCAATTCATAAAGTGTCCATTATTGAGCGTTCTATCTTCTTCGTTGCCCTGCCGTTCTTCCGCTTCAATGGCAACATCGGCATGCGCACGGTGTCAGCAGACATTAGCCGTGACGAGCAAGTGCATTGTGGCGTTCATGGTTTGGTGGCCAAGGAACTGGGCGAAACGGAAACGGAAAGCCTTAATAAGCTGCGCATTGCCACTGCTGGCTGGCTGTTTGAGCACTTGGGCAAGAGCGATGATCAATGGCTCGACAAAAACGCTTGGATGCAGCGCTCTGAGCGCCTGTTCTGGGAAGGAAAGGCTTCTGGCATGGAAGACTCCCGTCGTAGCCGTCAAATCGCGTTCTTTGAAAGTTCAAACGTAAATCTTCCATGCTATGGTTGACATTTGATTCCCTTCTTATGCTATGATTACGGGGTTAACCACCCCGTTTTTTTTATGGAAGAAATCTGGAAACCTATTCCTGGCTACGAAAATTTATACGAAGCCTCAAGCTTGGGTAATATTAGATCTGTAGACAGGACTGTTTTAGATGAGCGAAATCAGAAGCAGCGCACGCGCACATTCAGGGGGAGACAATTGTCCCCAAATATCAATAAAGATAGCGGCCGTCATTCTGTCATGCTTTCTAAAGAAGGAAAGACAAAAAGATTCACAGTCGCTCGTTTAATTTGCCTGGCTTTTCATGGCTTGCCTCCAGAAGGGAAAAATTTAGTATTGCATTATGACGACATTCATACAAATAATATGCCAGAAAACTTAAGGTGGGGCAATCACTTGGAAAATCTAGAAGATTGCGTTCGCAATAGAGGCTCTCATCCCCGTTACATTGATGGCAGAAGCAATCGCAAGAGAGGACCAGTCGGGGGCGCCATCTTAAATGAGTATCAAGTAAGAGTGTTGAGGCGACTTCCTGACCTACGCTCACTGCGAGGGTTGAGGGAAGACCTGGCCGAAGAGTGGGGAGTCGCTCCTTCTAGCATATCCAGCGCCAAATACAAACAAACAGCGTGGAACACGCTATCTCCTGTGCCGCTATGGGAAATCGCCAACGTAAATCTTCCTTCCTACGGCTCTTGACGCTGTGGGGCTTCCGCTATTGCTACATCGGAAGCCCCGCTTTTCCCGCATAGAAAGCCCCGTCTTTCTTGTCTAGAGTTGATTAAAGACTTCTTCAAAAGCCGTGGGCGAGCGCAGGACGTTTGACACCCCCATTCGCTGCAAATGGAACGCGCCCATTCATAATTTATTGAAAGCCATTGATAATCACACTGAATTATTTCTTCTCCATGGAGACCCTTGGCATGCCAAAAAGGCAGCAGAACTCAGGGCTTATGTTCACGAACTAAAAACTTGGATTCACAAAGAAGAACAAAATACCCTTGGTCAGATTTGAACTGACACTTGTCTGAGCTTAAATCAGATGCCTCTTCCTATTGGGCTACAAGGGCGTGAGACAGAACTTATCCCGCATTAGGGAATTAACAGGTGCGGCCTGTAGTTCTGTCAACAAGAACCATGAATGCTTCAACTCATCCACGGCATCTCCGAAACCAGCATTGACGAGGATGCTGGTGCCGTTGGCCAACGGGCTCCTGCAGGAAGCCCCAAAATCTTAGCAGCGCCAGCTCCAAAACACAACCGCTCCTTCTGAGCACAATTGCTTATGTACGTGCCTTGCCTCTCGCAGGGGCACTACAACTTCCCTTTTCTGACCATGAAGGATAAACAACAGTCCAACCATGGCTAGATGTCATAAAGCTTGCATCGCGGAGAATCAGGGAACAGCGAACATTCCTTGTCCCACCAATCCCCTCTGTCTTTCTCTCCATTGAGCCAATAATATTGCTGCATGTGGTGAGCGTAGGCCTTTTCAGCCAACTTGCGATCTTCCATGCTCACGCCAGGCTCTTGCATGGCATAAGCGGCTTCAATGGCAGCGTGAAACGCCTCTTCAGCAGCCCGAGAAAGAACCATGGTGGAAACGCAAGTACGGCTAGTCTATTCAACGCTTTCTTTCTTTGCAAGTTGCTCCACCTTTAACTGCTGCTGCAGCTTTTTCAAGCGTGGCAGGAGCGAGGGTTCGTAAAAATGATCTGCTGCTAGCAGTTGAAGAGCAGTTTGCCTATCAGCTTCTAACAATGCAACAAGATACGACACCTCCTTCAAGGAAAGATAAAAATGCTTCATTTTTCAAAAAAGTCGATAATTCTAAATTCCTGAAAATTCTAGTGGTGATCAGCGTACCAGACTGTTCAGCCAATCAATATCATTATCCTTAGAGGCTTCAAGAATGGCACCAGCCAAGGCAAAAGCGTAGTCATCTACTCCCACTTCTTTACCACCAGTTACTGCCCATTGCCCACTGCTTCTGTAGATAACACTGAGGTTTTTCAGTTGCTTGACGGCTTTCTCGTGAGGATACATTTCAATAAGGCCAGCATTAAAGAGCTCCTTCATCTTGCTAAATGCTTTCATCTTGGTGCTAACGGACCAAGCAAGTTCAGCAATGGGGAAGTCTTTAGACATGCTTTGAATGGTGCCAGAACTGTTGAACTGGTCAAGCACAATACTTTGAAAATCGTAAATGCGGTGGTGCTCCCTAATCCATTCTTCTACCTTGGCAATATTCACTTCTTTCTTTCCGCCAATATCAAAATCAGGCTCAAAGGCGTGAAATTTGTCCACCACTAGGCGCTCACCTTCGTAATGCACAATGCAAGCAGTGTAATCATCTCGACCCACGCCACCACGAGCAGGGTCAAGGGCCAATACATATGTTCCCATTAGTTCACGCTGCGGAAACAAAATGCCCCTTTCTTTATTCACGGAAATGTCAACAATCTCCGCTGCCAACAATGCAGAGTTGTTCTTGGCAAACTGAGCACCATATTCCACCCAGAACTTATCAGGGTCGCGTTTTAGTTCAGCTTCAAGGAACGGACACCCCCATGGCAAATTTGGATTGACTGTCCAAGTGGCCAGGTTTTCCGCTTGCATGAACGGGTAGTCACCAGACGTGGCTTCGCAATAGTGTTGATAGAACAAGCCATCAGTGAGCCATGGCGAAGACAGTTCCAGGATGCGACCGTGCTTGCCAAACTGAGCGATGGAGGGAGACAGGGCTTGGTAGATGGCACCGGCGCCACGGTTGGCATCGCCTTCAATGGCAAAGCTCAGCTCGTCCATGATTAGCATCACCACGGCTTTACCACGAGAAGCACGAGCTGATGCGGGAATGGCCTGGAACACGCAATTATTGCTCACTTCAATCTCAGTGGCCGTCTCCCTAGTGATCTCACCCACCAAGGGAGAGTCCATCAACAATTGACGGATGTTGTTCAGGGCAAGCTTGGCCTGGCTTTGATCGTTTGCAATGGTGAGGATGTAAAACTTTTCCGACTTTCTTACGCGCCTCTTGTATTGATCTTCCAGAACAAAGCAGGCATAGAGCGCTGCAATGGAGGCCATGAGCGTCTTACCACAGCGTCGGCCTAGTGCCCACACAGCGTGCGTCTTGTCTCCACCAAAATAAGAATCAAGAATGCGCTTCTGCTCAGGCCACAACTCTAATTGCAGAACTAGCTTGGCAAATTCACTGCATTTAAGCTTCATGCAAGTTCATCCATGCTGCGCAACTTTTCTTTAGGGACAAAATATGCAGGGCGTCCACGGGCAGGATCAGCCCAATATTTCTCCTCCATCGCCTCTTCTCCATAGCACCAGCCATGGATGAGGGTGGTCTTGTCTTCAATCGTAACCAAGACAAACTTCTTTTTCGGACTTTCGTTTTTTTGGACGATCAAGTCATATTTATGCTTGCTTCTGGTTTTTACGTCAATGCCAGGCAGATCATCAGAGCCGCGCTTAGCTTCAGTTTCTTGATAAAGCAAAGGTTTCATGCCCAGATAAGAGGCCACTGCCATTTCCCCCGCCGCGCCCAGTAGATGAATATCCAGAGCCTTGCTTCCCTTCCAGGCTCCGCCATTACGCCCGCGCAAGCCTTTGCTTTCATTAAAGCCCTGGCGCCTCAGTCCTTCCTCCATGGCCAATTGACGTTCTTCATCAGTGAAGACAAATTCAATGGGAGTGGGCATGATTAAATGGACATCGTGGCTACTGTAGCCACCAGTTAGCATGGATGCAACACATAATGCGGGAAAATGTCGGAAGAAATCGTCAATCTTGGCCACAACGGCAATGAGAGCCTGCGAGTGGACGGTCTGGTGAATGCCCTCACAGGCATGGGCACTGGTCGCGACAAAAGCCAATTCACTTCCGCCCAGCCCATCGTCTTTCTCACACAGGAAGAACTAGAAAACCTTTATTCCGAGTGGATTCCCAAGCGAATTGTGGACATTGTTGCCGAACAAGCCACTAGAAAGGGTTTCAAGGTGCTGTTTGGTGGAGAAGGTGCTGCCGCTGAAGAGGTGGCTGGCATTGAGCAAATTATCGAGGATTTATACATCCTTGAGAACCTCGGTCTTGCTTGTAAAAATGCACGACTTTTTGGCGGCGCAGTTATTCTTCTGTACATCGACGACGGGCGCCCTGCAAACCAGCCCGTAGATCGACGGAACATCCGCAGTATTGAAGGTATGGAAGTGCTTGATCGCTGGCAGATTGCCCCAGTGATCAGCGAGGAAAGTCTCTACGACTATTCCAAGGCCACTTACTATCAAATCATTTCTGGCGACCTCATTCGCCAGCCACAACTCACTTACATCCACAAAGACAGGATCCTGAGGTTTGATGGGGAATGGCTTCCCTACAGGATCAGGCAGCGGAACTATGGGTGGGGGATGAGCAGTCTGCAGAGTGTTTATGACAGCTTTCGCTTCTATTCCACTGGCATTAGTTCTGCAGCCACGCTTCTTACTGAATTTGACATCTTTGTGCATAAACTTCGCGGCCTGTCCACGATGCTTGCTGCTGGCAAAGAAAAGGACGTGCGCGATCGCCTGATCTTGAACGACATGAGCAAGAGCGTGTATCGCGGCTATGCAATTGACGCAGAGAAAGAAGAGCTGGAATTCATTAGCCGCAACTTTGGTGGCATTGGAGAAATCCTGGAGAAACTGCGCATTGATATTATTGGCGCCTCACAAATTCCTCACACCATTCTTTTTGGGGAAAGCCCTAGCGGATTGGGCTCCACTGGCCGGAGCGAAGAGCGTGACTTTGCAAAAATGTTGGGTGACTATCAGGCATCTCGATTCAAGCGCCCAATCAAGCATCTCATGGAGATGATTCTTCTGAGCAAAGACGGTCCCACCAATGGACAAGTGCCTGATTCATGGCGCATTCATTTCAACGACTTGTTTGAACTGAATGAAAGGGAGAAGGCCGACGTGAGGGCTCGCGTGGCGGCAGTAGACGGCCGTTACATCCAACTTGGCGTGCTCCACCCGAAAGAAGTGGCAGAGGCCCGTTATGGCGGTTCTGAATGGTCAATGGAACTCACTCTCGACCCATCGCTTCCCCGTGAACTGCCGCAGCCCGGCGGTGAGATGAAAGTGCCTCCTGGTGGGCGCGACCCAATGAACGAAGAGAATGGCACTCTGCCGATGGACGGAAGCCGTGAGGTGCAAGATGCAGCAGGATTGTTCTTGCCTCGCGACCTTGAAAAGGTCAGGGGCGACGTGCAGTTCAAAGACAAGGATCTTCACCAGCAAGCCATTGCTGCTACAAAGTCAAAGTTCAAAGTATGGCCGAGCGCTTATGCCAGCGCATACATGGTTCAGAAATACAAAGAACTTTATTCCAAGAAGCACGGTGGTGGCAGTGGCTTCAAGGGGGACGATGGTGACGTGAATTACGACGATCTTGACAAGTGGTTCAAGGAAGAATGGGTGAGGATTGGAGCCAATGGAGAAATCCTTGGCGAATGCGGCGGTCGCGAAGAGAAGGAAGGTAAGCCCAAGTGCCTACCCAAGGCAAAGGCCCAAGCCATGAACAAGGAAGAGCGACAGACGATTGTAGCCCGCAAGCGTAAAGCTGACCCTGATCCTGATCGTCGGGGACCAGCAAAGCTTGTTAGCAGCAAAGTGGATGCTATTGAGCCCATGAAAGTGGAAGGGCTAATGCTTGCTGACATTGACGAGGCTGCGTTTATTTCGGACGAAGACATCGAGGATGCTATGAAGCAATGGAAGGAAGAAGCTCCAGCACAGTTCAAAGAGCTGCTAGAGGCTGACAATGCTGAATGACTTATCTTCGTTCAGCAGCGTCGTTATGTCTATCAGGATGGACGCTGAATGGTCTTATGACCGCCGCAGTGGACGTTATCGTGACGAGAAAGGCCGATTCCTAAGTAAAACATCAGTGGGTAAGCTTGTTGATGGTCGCATTGACAAGCTGGAGGCGCAACTAAAGCGTTTCACGCGGATGTTAGGAGACGGTTCAATTACGCTTGATCAATGGCAGGGAAGCGTTCGTGAAGCAATTAAAGCAGCGCACATTCAAGCAGCGACCATTGGCTACGGCGGAAGGGCCGAAATGGGCAGCGCGGAATATGGTCGCATCGGCCAACGCCTCCGTGCGGAATACACTTATCTACAAGGTTTTGTACGTGACCTTTTGGATGGCCGTATTTCTGCCCCTATGGCTGTTGCTCGTATTGGCCTCTATGCTCAGAGCGTGCGGGGCTCTTATTGGCAAGGCACAGAAATGCGCGAGCAACAACGTGGGTTTTCGTTGATGCGCCGCATCTTGGATGCTCAAGCAGTGCATTGCCAAGACTGCCTTGGCTATGCAGCGCGTGGCATCGTGCCTATTGGCAGCGTTCCCATGCCTGGTGTGCGTTGTGCATGTGGAGCACGCTGCAAATGCACGGTTAAATACTTTAGGCAGCAACCACAAGCTGTGCCAGTATAGTAAGGCAAAGCTTGAAGCCCATGAAAGTCCTTTTAGGAGACACTGGTTTAATTGGCAGAGTTTTGCAGCAATCTACTAACTTTGATGCCACCTTTAATTCCAGCAACATTCACGAGCTGCCGAATATTGCCAATATGCCGGGGCAAGTAGACGAGCTGTATCTTGCATGTCTGCCCGCGACGAAGTGGCTAGTTAATCAAGACCCAGCAAAAGATTTAAACAATATTCTTTCCATTGTCGATGTATTGACGACAGTTTGGGCGACAAAAGTAATTCTTATTTCTACCATTGATATTTATCAACATACTGACTGCGGAGCAAGTGAAGACTTTTGGACACATTTTGGCCCATTGGGTTACGGCTCCAACAGGCTTCTATTTGAAACACTTATCCAAAACACGCTTGCTTTTAACACTTGCATTGTGCGGCTCCCCGCTGTCTTTCATCCGCTCATTAAAAAGAACATTTTATTTGACTTGCTTAATGATAATAATGTGGAGCAAATCAACGGCAACTCGGCCTATCAGTGGTATCCACTTAATCGTCTATGGCAAGACATTCAATCGGTAAAAGGCGAAGGTGTAATCAATCTGTTTCCGCCTCCCATTGAAACTTTGGACATTATTGACAAGTTTTTTCCGAATGCGCAAATCGCTTCTGGGGATCGAATTTCTTACGATTACAGCACCATGGCCACGCAAAGTGGTTATTGGCTTTCCAAGGATGAAGTGATGCAAGAGATGGAGGCATTTATCAATGAAGCTCGGAGTTAGCGCGATTGGCTGGGAAGCCGAGGACCATTCTGAAATCGTGCTGCATCTTCCCGATGGCATTGAACTATTAGAAGCAGTGCCTTTTAAAAGGCACAGTCGTTTTTCTGGCTGTCTACAAAAATATTCTGCTCAATCGTTGTTCTACGGCATGGACATTGATGCGTTTTGGAATGAACAGGCTTTTGATCTGTGCTTGGCAAAGTTAATAGCAATGGCGCAAAAATATGAATGGAAAAGAATGGTACTTGGCAGTCCAGGGTTGCGCAAAGATGACAGGCGTTATTTAATGGACGCGCTTGCAAGAAACAACGATGCGCTTGCCGCCATTGATTGTATTGTTTGCATTGAGCCCGTGGCTAAGCCATATGGTGGTGAATACTTTTTCACGGTTGAAGAAATTGTTCAAAGCCTTGCCGAGTATTCTTTATCGCACGTAGCAACAATGATCGACACAAACAGTGCATGGCTAGAGAGTCAATGGCCAGAAGACGTGCTTCTTCAATACTTTCCATACATTAAGCATGTCCACATTAGTGACCAAAACATTGGCGCCATTATTTGCCAGGACAAGCACGAACGTTTTGCAGAGGCGTTGCGCAATACCGAGTATGAAGGCGGAGTGATTCGCGAGCTATTAAAGGCAAAAAACTATCCAGGTGAGTACGATTATTTCGCTCAAATTTACAAGCCATCCAGCATTTGACGCACTCGCTCTTCAATTAAGTAGATGCCTTGAATTTTGCCTGTGTAGCAAGACAGAAGATTGTCTTGCTGTTTGAATAATGGCGCTCGATAGGCACTGGCATTACTTCGCTTGCTTTTCATTGAAAGCACAATGCTGTGCTGAGAGAGATGGTTTGAAAAATCAGGCCAGTAATGACAAACGTGATTTTCTGCTTTACGTCTAAGCTGTTCCAACTGTTCCCTTGATGGTTCTTCGTTGACAGGAGCGACTGATTCCGTCGCAACGCTATGCACCACATGACTTAAAGAAACGGTGCCATCATGAAATGGATAAAAAGAAAACAATGGCCCGTCAATATAAGTAAGAGCGCCAAAAGGCAAAGGCTTTTGAACGCTATAAAGAAACATTGCCACTGCTTCAAAGTATTCATTCTTTGATGGTTTCAATAGCGCATTATTAGTGCAATCAATTACCAAATCAAAGTCGCTTTTTAATCTTTCTACATCCTTGCTTGTAATTTCGCTTTGCTTGAACAATGGAGATAGCCGCTCAGAAAAGAATTTTTTGGCCTCTATGGGGGAAATGTAGCGCTCCTGTGTGCGCCAGACCATAGAAGTGTCACGGAGGAAGCTAGTCTCAACTTCTTCGTGTTGCCAAAGCAATGGAGGGAAAATAGTCTTAATAGTTCCAGCATCTAAAAGGCTCTCGTCCTCTGGCACTGCGTACAAATTATTTTTTACAGCATAAGTAAGTGCTCCATATTCGTGCATAAAACGATCAAAAGTGAGCCGACATAATGCGCGTGTGGCGGAATTTCTAGCGTAGTGGTAGCCAAGGTGAAGGCGGTTTTGGTTTACCAGTGAAGCGCCGTGGAATGGCTCATGCTCGCGATCAAAAAGCGTGATGCAATATTCATTTCTAAGCTGATAGGCCAAGTGACATCCCACCCAGCCAGCTCCAATAATTGCCAAGCGTTTCATTAAATGTCAATACAAAGGTGAGGTTGAACGCCTTGCCAATTACTTTTTGCTTTGGCTAGGTCCAATTGAGGGAAGTATTCAATGCGGCGTTGTGAGCCAGTGCCATACGGGTCGGCGTGCCCCTGGTAATTCCACTCGTCAGGGCCATGACTATCTAGATGGTAAACATGGCAATGTGCGTCTTGGAGTTTCCAAAGCATGTAATCCTCGTTTGGCACTCCCCATTGCTTCCACTGTTGAAGTGCTTCTGGAGAGCTGTCCATGTTTTTGATGGCCATTAAGCGATCTCGATGCTGCATGAGATAGTCGTGGCGATACAGGCCAATACTCATTGACGGCGTGTATTTCATTGCAACCTTTTCTGGTGCATCCACAGGAGGCTCATAGGCTAATTGCTTAAAGGCCGCGCCTGCAATGCAGGTGTCATGCAGAAGGAACCAATATTCGCTTTCCATGGATTGCTCAACAATTTCAATGAGCGGGGTGTATTCAAAAGAATTTTGCTGCGTTAGCAACATTGGAACGCCTTCGCAGTCTGTCAAAGTATGAGCAGTCTGTCCACCATTCACAATTAATATTTCCTCTGGTTCGATACCAGCCGCAAGCAAGCTTGGAATAATTACTGGAATGGTATGGGGCGCAAACTTTTTGCAAGTACTGATACAGAAGCGAATCGAGCCCTCTGGAAGTGCCATTTAGTCCCCTTTTGTCATCAGTATAAAAGCCCACTAGGATGGCGAAGATTCACGAAGGATTATGGCTCGCGTTCTTTATTGCGGTGACGCATTCGTTCAAACGGGCTTTGGACGAGTGGCTGAATACCTGCTCCCTGCGCTTGCTGAGAAGCACGAAGTGCATGTGCTCGCCACTAATTACCATGGCGACCACGATGAGGAGGCCATTAAATACAAAACTTACCCAGCCATGGTGCATGGCTCCGACCCATTTGGCGGCCATCGTATTGCCGAACTAGTTCAAACCATTAAGCCTGATCTCGTATGGGTGACGAATGATCTGTGGGTGGCTATTAACTTGTGGGGGGCAGTAAAGACTCTCAGGGAAACAATTCCCTTTAAATTTTTTGTATATACGCCCATTGACAGCTATGGCATTTTCCCTGAGCTAAATGGTCCAGTGAGCGAATGGGATGGACTCGCCACTTACACAGAATTTGGCAAAGAAGAGCTAGTCAAGATGGGCTATGAAAAGCCTATCGCCGTCATTCCACATGGCACGGACTTCACTAAATTCTTCCCCATTGACCCTCTTGAATGCCGCAAGGAGCTAGGCGTGCCAGGGGATACGTTTATTGTCTTCAATGGCAATAGGAACCAACCACGCAAGCGCATTGACTTGACCATTAAAGGCTTCGTTGAATTTGCCAAGGACAAGCCTGACGCTCGCCTGTGGCTAAATATGGGAGCTAAGGATATGGGCTGGGAGTTGATTCCATTGTTTAAGCGCGTGGCGCGTGATGCAGGGTATGACGCTGCTGGCAAGCTTATTCTCACTAGCCCGCATTTCTCCACGCATAACTGCCTTCCCATTGAACAATTGAACAAGGTTTACAACTCTGTTGATATTGGCCTAAACACCTGCATAGGCGAAGGATGGGGCCTGGTGAACAGTGAGCACGCTGCTACAGGCGTTGCGCAAGTAGTACCCGACCACACAAGTCTTAAGGAGATTTTTAATGACATTCCACGCATCGCTTGTAACGGTTCCGAAACTGATAGAAACTATGGTTTAGAGCGTTTACTGCCTGACCCCAGTAGCGTTGCTGACATCCTTAATTACTACTACGAGGATCGTAATGCTTTGAAGGCTGCTGGTAATTGGTGCTACGAGCGCATTCACGAAAAGCAATTCACCTGGCCTGTCATCACCAAAAAGATGTTGCGCATCGTAAATGAAGTGCTTAATCAAAAGCCAAGTGATCAAGAGTTTAAAGGTTTTGGCACCCCCGCAAAAATTGTTTAATCATCATGCAAGTATCACAAATTTTTCTTTCTGATAACGGCGCCGAACTGTCACCATTCCTAGGACACGCCACGGGCACTGTACGTCAAGCATTTCCTGACGCAGACCATCACATTTACACCAAGGAAACCCTTCGCGCCTTCATTGAAGCTAACTATTCAGGGGAAGTGCTATGGGCCTACGACTGTCTAAAGCCCTATTCGTATAAAGCTGATCTTGGCAGGTTTTGCTTGTTGAATAAGCTTGGAGGGTGGTACATGGACATTGCCGTCAGAATGGTAAATCCAGTGGAGGTGGGAGATCGTATTGAATTTTTGGCCTTCCGCGATATTCAACGATTTAGCTACACCACTTGGGCCTGCGCGACCACTGTTCTTTATTCAAAGCCCGACAACATAGCACTGACTACTGCCATTGAAATGATTGTCAACAACTGTCACGAACAGTACTACGGAATCACTCCATTGTGCCCCACTGGCCCAACATTACTAGGAGCAGCTCTTGCTGCAAATGGCGGCAATGCCAATTTCGTCTACGGCGATTATCTAGAACTGACACCCACGCACGAACAAAAGAATCGTGCCTTTGTGCTGCCCGATGGCACGATCATGGCGTGGAGCAAGCCTTCGGGAGGGGGCGACTTGACTGGCGTTGGGGCCAAGGGTGTAAACAATTACAACGAACTTTGGGCTGCGAGGCAGGTATATGCAACCGTCTGATTGCGCAATTTATGCCGTGTGCATTCCTGGCGAAGAAGTGCGTTACCAAGCGCAGTCTCAAATTATTCCCATCATGGGAGGAAGTTATAGTCTTAATGAAAAAGAACGAGAAAAGTTGCGACTAAAGGGTTACGCTTTTGACGATGAAAACGCTGACTATTCCTCCTTGAATAAATATTGGGGGGAGCTGTCTTGTATTCATTGGATGCTTAAAAATGCAAAACAAAGTAATATCGGAAATGCTCAATATCGGCGCAACTGGATAGAGCCAGCGGAGATTTGGTATGTAAAAGATACTTTATATGTGCCAGAATTTGCAGAGTTTAGCTGCAGCCTTGAGCAGCAATTTTATGGCGGACACTCGGGCTTTGATGCACCTGCTATCACGAAAGAGCTGGCGGATAGTGGCGCATGGGTATTTACCAGAGAAGAGATTGATAAGCTGTGGGCTCAAAATTTATTCATTGGTTGCAACATGGCGCGTGGCCCGAGGATTCATTATCAATTATTCATGGAAACATTATTCACCTGTTTGTCACCTATATGGAGCCGATACAAGGAGCGCTTTCTTTCTATTGATGGTTATGACAAGCGTGCCTTAGCCTTTATAGCTGAACGATTGATAACAGGCCTGGTGCTATATCGCGACAAATTCTTCCCTAATATGAAAATTGAAACAGCCCCAATAGGCTTTATTTCTTAGAGCGAAATTTTTATCATGACCAAAAAGCAAAAGCAAGCAAAAGTGTCTCGCGTCATGAAGGAATTCAAGGCAGGCACGCTGAAAAGCAGTAGCGGCGACCCCATTAAAAACTACAAGCAAGCGGTTGCAATTGCCCTCTCTGAAGCCGGCATGAGCATGCCAAAGAAGGATGCAAGCGAAGAGTACATGCGGGCATTCATTCGCCAAGTGCTTCAAGAAGAAGAGGCGATGGAAGAAGAAGGAGAAGAGGAGGAAGAACAGGGAAAGGATTGAGGGGAGATGCCCAGTCATTCTCCCCTCCATCGTCTGTACGGTCTTCCGCTCGTCGCGGCCTAGAACTGCGTAAGAAGCACGGCAAAGGCGGTCTTAGCACGCAAGAGGCTGGCAAGCAGGGCATTGGAAGTGGAGTGGCAAGAGCTTCTGATTTGGCTGGTGGCGGCGCCGTGAGCTATGCAACGATCAAAAGGATGGCTGCATTCTTCTCTCGCCATGAAAAGAACAAAAGCGGAGGGGAAGATGATGCTGGTTACATCGCATGGTTGCTATGGGGAGGAAACGCGGGTAAGGCATGGGCCAATCGCATTATTAAGATGGTTGAAAGCGCTAAAGATCAATGAGCGAATACGTGCGGGTGATTGAAGAAGAGGAGGATGGCATTGGCGTTATGAAAGCGCTTGCCATTCTTTCTGCCAACGAGCACCGCAACACCTCACAGTGGCGCCTCGTCGAAGAACAGCATTTCAAAAATGGACGCCTCGATGAAACCCACATTTTTGTCATCAATGCCTATGACAAGCCTGACGAGCATTTTGATCAGGTGAAGATGCTGGTTTTTGAGGCTGAGGCTATTGCAAAGTCTTATGTGATGGAAGGTATTGAAAGTCAACTTGCAGAACTGTCGGATGAAGAGGACGATGATTAATCTTCGCTTACTGCGGAGACTACAAATGTGGGATAGCCAAGAAGATACAAAATTGAAAGCTGAAAAGCAGAACTAAGCAAGCGTATCTCCGCACAGTCAGGCGAAATAATACCTCGCTCCATTCGCGAAACGGTGGTTTGGTCGCAATGAAGAATGGCCGCTATGTCGCATTGTGACATGCCGCTGTTGAGACGAGCTTCTTTTATGCGCTGTCCAATCACTTGCCTACTTTCCTGCATGGAAAGCATGGGAGCTTTTACTTTTGTGGTGATGCGCCGATGCTGAATATGCTGCATTTTTAGGCTGTATTTCCTAAGTTAGTCTATCTCGCGTTTTATTTCTTGATAGAGTATTGCCATGAGCGACACCTGCTTTCGTTACGATGTAGCGCCGATTGACAAGTACGAAGTGACCCCTGAGGGTTATCTTCGTGCCTGGGCAACCATTGCGCGTACTGGTGTACAACATTACACCGACGCTGATGGCTCCATTCGTCGCGAATATCGTCCCGAAACCGAAGTGGCGTCTCCTGAAAGCTTGGCCTCATTTGCGGGCAAAGCAATCACTCTTGAGCACCCGCCAGTCTTATTAGATAGTGTTAATACCAAGGACTATCAAATTGGCTTCAGTGGCACTGAAGTGGTATATGACAACGGCTTTGTCCGTGCAGTTATGACTATCACTGATAAAGATGCCATTGAGCGCATTATGCGTGGTGATGCGAAGGAGGTCAGCGCAGGCTATCGCGTCAATTACGAGGCGACTCCTGGTGTAACTGACAGTGGTGAGAATTACGATGGCATCCAAAAGGAAATCAACGGAAATCACATTGCTGTTGTTCGCAGAGGTCGCGCTGGCCCGCAAGTGAAGCTTCATCTAGATCGTCTGGATGCTGCCGATCCTTCTCTATTTACTCCCATTGAGGAACCATCTATGACTGCAAAAGTCAATTTTGATGGCGCTGAGTTTGAGGTGACCGAGAGCGTAGCTCTGGCGATCACCAAAGAACGGGAAGACGCCAAAATGTCCTACGAGGACATGAAGAAAATGTACGATGGCATGATGGCCAAAGCTTCCGAGATGAAGGAAGAAATGGACGCCATGCAAAAAGAAATGAAAGGTAAGTGCGACTCTGCCGAAGGGCGGGCCGATGCCCTTGCCGAAGAAGTGGAAAGCCTCAAGACTGACCTTGACACTGCCAAGCAAGTGAATGTTGACAGCCTTGTTGAAGAGCGCATTGCGCTAATCGACAAAGCTCGTACTTCCCTTGACTCCGCTTTTGACTTTGCTGGCAAATCTGCCCGTGAAATCATGGAAGCTTCCATCAAGGCTATTCGTGGTGATGCTGATCTGTCGGAACGCTCCGATGATTATGTGACTGCGATGTTCGACACCTTGGCCGAATCTGCTCCTCGTGGCGATTCTGCTGCTACGGAAGAACTGCGTAAAGCCGTTGCTTCCATTGCTTCCCCAATGTCTGCTCCTTCGTCCTATATGGATAAGCTGCAGAATGCTTGGAAATCCCCTCTCTCCGTCTCTAAGGAGCGCTGACCCATGGCCGTAACTTTTACCACGTCAGGGACCGCTTCCGCTGGTGGTGTGCAACAGAGCTATGCTCTGACCCACGCTGCGCTTCTGGAAGGCCAACTCACTGACATCCGCGACAACACCATTGGCACCTATATCAACGAAACCGCAGTTGTCCTGCCTTTCGGTGATGTACAAGTGTACAACTCTGCTGGCACCGTTGCCAACTCTGCTAAAACCCTTTCCGCTAGTGGCGACACCGTAGTTGGCATCAACGTGCTCACCTACGTTGACGAAACTGCGCTTAATAGCGACAACCGTCCTGGCGTAAAGATTGATCAAGTGCTGAACGTTGCCAACGAAGGCGCAGTGGCTGTCTATGTGACTGGCGCTGTCAATCCTTCGTCTGTGGTTCGCGTGCTGTTCTCAGCAAGCGGCACTGGCAAAGCTGGTCAATTTAGCCATGCCTTTGCTTCTGGCAAAACTGTTCGCCTTTCCAATGCTCGTTTCCTTTCTGCTACCACTGGTAGCGGACTGGCGATCCTGGAACTGAATGGTCCTAGCTTCACTCTCTCCGCTGATTCTTGATAGGAGGCCCTACTAATGTCTGATTTTCGCATGGACGAAGCGGGCCTGTTTCTTGAGCGTCAGCTTGAGTTCATCCGCCCCCAAGTATTTGAAGTCACTTATGCCGACATCAAATACCCCACCCTGCTGCCTGTAACCAGCGAAGCTGGTCCTGGCGCACAAACCTTCACCTTCCGCATCATGGACTCCACTGGAGAGTTCAAGCTGATTGCGGACGCTGCTGATGATCTGCCCCGTGCCGACATTAGCCAAGTGGAGAAGAGCATCAACATCCGTTCGTTCGGCGGTAGCTTCGGCTACACCGTGCAGGAACTGCGTGCCGCTCAAATGGCAAACATTGCTCTTGAGCAACGTCGCGCTTCTGCCGTTCGTCGTGCTTACGAAGAGAAAGTTGAAGCCGTTGCAATGTTCGGTGAATCGAGCGTTGGCCTGGCTGGTTTCTTCAACAACGCCACTGTTGACGTTATTACTGCTGACAAGTGGTTCACTGGCACCACTGCTAGCGGCACTGCTCAAGACATGCTGGAACTGTTGAACTATGGCGTTAGCGCCATCATCAACGCCTCCAACATGAAGGAGCAGCCCGACACCATCCTGTTGGCTTACGAGGACTACAACAAAATTAGCACCACTCGCAACTCCGATTCTTCGGACGTGACTGTGCTTGAGTATTTCCTCCGCACCAACCCCTACATCCGTAACGTTGAACCTATCAACCAACTGGATGCAGACAACAGCGTTCTGAACACTAACCGCATGGTGGTGTACAAGCGTGACCCCGAGAAAGTGCAACTGCACATCCCCCAACCCCTGGAGCTTTTCCCGCCCCAGCAGCGCGGTCTTGAGTTCATTGTTCCTGCTCATGCTCGCGTGGGTGGTGTGGCTCTGTACTACCCCAAGAGCGTCATCTACGTTCAAGCTTCGGCTTGAGCCTAGACAAGCAATGGGCGTTAAGCTAATTGACAGTTCTAATTGAACACAAAATGTTAATTGCTTACCGCCCTGAGCTTGAAAACCCGCCGCGTGAAGGTGGTTTTGGCATTATCACGGATACTGGCCTGATCCAACTGGCGCCTGGTCTTAATCAGGACATCCCAGAGCTTCAATGGAAAACCGCACGAGAGAATAAAACCGTCAAACGGTTGATGACTATCGGCGCCATTGAAGAAGTGAAAGAACAACTCACTGTGGAAACCATTCCTCAGGATGTTCAGACACTGGTCAACATGCCTCTGGTGGAAGCTTTTCGCATTCTTGAGGTGATTCACGATCTGGATCAACTTGCAGAATGGAAGAAAAGCGAAGGGCGCGTCAGAATTCGTAATGCCATTACCAAGCGTCAAGAAGCAATCAAGATCGGGAAGGCTTGATCATGACCGTTACTTACGAAAGCTTTCTTACGCGCTTCCCCGAATTCACTCCCCATCCATCGGGAATTGTAAACGGGGCCATCACTGAAGCTACTGCCGACGCCTCGGAAGATGTGTTTGGTGATCAAACTGATCGTGCAGTAAAGCATCTGACGGCACATATTATTGCCATTCAACTTGCACAAATGGGCGTTCAAATTGGCGCCACTGAAGGCAAAGTGTATGGCAAGGGGCTGGAGGCCACTCAATATGGCCAAGAGTTCAAACGAATGCTTGAAACCGTTGCTGGTTCTTTCTCCATTGGCTTTGTCGCATGATTAACGGCCTCTCACCATTAGCTAATGCCACACTTGTGTGGTCGGTGGCTTCTGGTTATGCCGTTGATAGTGAAACTGGAAATTACGTTTCCATTTCATCAGGTGTGACATACTACGCCAGTTTGAAGCAAAAGCGCAATCCGCAGTACGACTATTTGCTTGGTGCTGATAGTACGGCTGTCTACATGGAGGGACGACTGACGGGGCCATTAGCACTGTCTGGTATCACTCCCGGAAGCTCCGCTGCTGCAACAATCAATGGGAGGGAAGGACGGTTTGAGCTATTACCAAACGAGCAAATTGCTGACCATTATTGGCAGTTTCTCGGCACGCCAATCAGAGGAATTTTTAGACTGGTTGGCAAAGGAAGCGTTCAAAACGTTTGACGCTTAACCATTTTCTTTCCCATTGAGGATTTTCTCATGCTCTACCACCCGACTGAACTGGTTAAGAGCCAAGACGTTATTGTGCGTGTTGGCTCGATTGCTGGCGCGGCTCGTCCCGTGATCACCCAGAGCGGCGCTACGTTCACCGTTAGCGGTGCTCCTACTCTATACACCCTGCAAGCCGCTACGACGGCTTCCGTGGCCTTTAACGACGGCAACACTGAGTTCTACCTGCTGGGCGGCGGCGGCTTCTCTGATAGCGTTATTGTTACTTCCCAGGCCACTGCTTCCGTCACTTCTTACTTTCAGAAGGATGTTGACGGCACTGTGTTCCTGCCGAATAGCTTTGACGAAGCCTTCCAAGTGATTTCCGCTTCGCGCTATGACAAGAACAATGAAGTGTACGTGGAAATCAATAAGCAACTCGGAGTGAGTGGCACCACTTACTACTACGATCGTGTGGCTTATACCGCTCGCGTTATGAACTACAACGAAAGCTATCCCGCCGATAACCTTGTGGAGGTCACCTTCGACCTGATCAGCCGTGGTCGAATCGGTATTCACCAGAACGCTGAGAATACCGGCAGCCTGATTCCGACTGCTCCTAATAGCTGACTTTCCTCCATCGTCTTTGCTAGCCTTCCTTTACGGGAAGGCTTTTTTATTGTGAATATTGCACAACTGCGAGATACGATTACAACGCTGTTAAGCGCCAGTCCGAACTTGGTGGGTTCTTACGCGCTGCCCAATGGCACTACGATTCCTGCCATCTATGTGGTGGGTCAACAAGGTGTGCCTTCAGAGTTTAAGGTAACTGGCCTAGAGGTGACAATGCGACAGTTTCCAGAAATTATTCCGCGTTCACCGCTGTGCGGCCTCAAAATGAATCAACTATGGGAAGTAGTTTTGGTGCAATATACTCCTAGTGAAAATACTTTGCCGATTGCAATGGATAGGATGGTAAGGCGTTTCCCCGACTCCACGCCAAGATATTTTCCTGGCGATGACGTGGCCTATGAGCGCTGTCGATTTGTCATTCCAGATATGATTTTACGGCCCTTGTATGGATCATGAGTGGCATTGTTGTTGAAGCGAAGGTCATTGGCGGAGAAGGATGGGAGAAAAAACTACGTGCCGCTTTTGAAACCTGGGCATCAGAGGACATTGATGATGCCTATTGGGATGACCAATTTAAGGATGATAGATGGGTCTATCAAAACGAAACAAGGCGCAAAAATGGGGAAGTGGTAGGCTCTCCTCGCGACATTTACGATTTGGGCGAGCTCTACGAAAGTGGGAGAGAATCTTTCAGGATTACTCAGGGATCGATGGATATCACTGCGTCATGGAATTGGGATGCAAAGAATTCTTCTGGCAGGGCATATGCGTGGTATGTTCATGAAGGGCTTGGCACTAATGTCACACCTCGTCCATGGACCGACGAATTGCAAGTGCCTAGCAGATTTGAGGCCAGCAGTGTTCGCCTTGCGTTGAGACGTAGAATCAAGATTGCTTTCCAGGGCAAGTGAATATTGATTATTTGTGGAGCGAGGACCAAACAGTCCACGCTATCAACTGCTTAATTGAAGGCACAGCATTAGAGGCTGGCATTTTGTGTCTTGTTGCTTGCGGAGAAACCACCATTAGAATTTCAAACGAAAGTCACTCTCTCCTTGTTGAAGTGCCGCCTGATTTTCGCTCAGGCCATGAACGAGTGAAGGTGTTCAACGCATTGCTAAACATTCTTGACCATGAGCAAATACAGCTTTCTTCTGGAAACCAAGACTGAGGAGTTTTTTGAGCTTCTCCCCAATATCCGCATGAAGAAATATGGCGGATGGCTGGTAGCGGAAGCTATTGAGCAAGAGGAAATTAGCAAGCTGCAAAGCCAAGCAACCATTCGCGCCGTTCAACTTGCAAAACGCATCGCCACGGCAAAAGACATTCCTCTTGATGAAGCATTCTCTTTGCTGCAAGGTGGTGCTGGCTCTATCACGGAAGCAGAACTCCTCGCTGAATACACAGAAGAAACTCTCAGCATGATTACCAGCGGGTCTTCCGTGGAGAGCACTAATGCTCGCATGGCAACTGCTTTCGTGCGTTCTCGCGGACAAGGACTGGTGGATGGCGAATGGCAGGATTTGGTTGATTGGGACTTGGAAGATACAAAAACTCTTCCCCGTCGAGCCATCGCTAAGGTGGTGGAATTCATCTCCGCTGAGCAAGAAGCAGAAATGAAGGGGGCTGTAGATGTGGCAAAAAAATCCCAGAAGAGGAATATTCCTCAACAGCAGAACGTCTAGAAGCCCAAGCCAGGAAGTTCCTGACTTCTCTCACTCCATGGAATGATCTTTATTTTCGACTGTCCGCGTCGGATTTTAAGGATGAGCGATGGAGTGCGAGATGTTTTGGGCGTCAACGCGTGAGCGATGTCAAAGCAGCTCTAAAGTTTCTAGAGAAACACGACATTACTAAATACAACATTCAAAGCGTAGCCGTAGCAAAGCTTGGTGCAATGGCTGCAGGCATGATGGGCGGCAAGAAGGTTTCGGTGAAGCCAGAAAACTTCCTACCGTTTGATGCAGGAAAAGTCAAGAAAGATCATGGAGTTACAGACGAAAGCCTTATGGTGCTACAGCGTTTAATGAAGGAGCGCGTGATGAATGGACGAGTGATTGCCTTGCTTGCCGAGGAAATCAAAGCCTTTAGCGGACGCAACCAAGGGCAATGATTATAGAATTGGTAACATAGAGGGTTTTGTCAAATGGCGGTTCAAGACGCAGAACTTAAGCTGAAGGTAAGTCTTGACCTAGCTTTTTTTCGGCAGCAATTACTGGGACTAGGACAAGCGGCTGCTGGCACTTCAGTGCCCATCCAGGTTAAGTTCGACAGGCTTAGCGTACAGAATGAGCTGAATGCTCTTGGCGTCAATATCAGACGAAGAAATTATCGCTTAAATATTGAGACCAACTTATCTGCTGAAATTGCAAAAGCAGACACCCTGGCTCGCAAGCTTTCAGAATTAAGCGGACAAGTTAAAGCTGCTGCTGGGGGGACTTTTTCGCGAGGACCGCAGGGAGCTGCTGGTCTGGAACGCTTCATGCGCGAGCAAGGGCTCACTGGGCGTGCATTTAATGTGCAGCAAACTCAAGAGCAAATCGCGAAGCAAGCTATTTTATCTCGACTAGGAAAACGCTCATTAATTAAGGGCGGATACAATATTGCGGGCTTAGAAAAAATTATTCGCGATCTCGGGGGTACACCGACTGGAAACAGAGGCCAACTTACAGCGCAAGCAAAAAAATTAGTAGAGGAAGCGGATGGCATTGCAGACGCTGTTTTTGATAATCTGAAAAATCTGCAAATGAAGCTGCGTCCCATTCGTGGACAAGCTCAAACAAGCGCAACGCGCTCCATGCCCAATCTCAATGAGATGCTGGATCGCATGGCCAATTTGACCAGCAATCCTAGAGCTGCACAGCGCATGTTGCGCATGCTACCGGAAAGCCGCGTTACGACTGACTTGGTTGGGGCCGCTAATCGTCAAGCAGCCTTTCAACAACAATTTCCGCAGGGATATACGCTTCCCGGGTTTAATGCGCCCAGGGCTTTTGATCCACTGCTAAAGACAATTGCAAAGTCTTTTTCCGACTATGCGCGAACGGTTAATATTTCTAATCCATGGGTGGGTCAAATTGGCAATGGCATTGCAGGTATTATTGCGAAAGCGTCCACAAGTCCACAGGCTACGAGGCTTCTCCCTGCGGTTGGCGGCACAACGAGTCCACTGAATACACTGGAAGCTCGCTTGGCATCTAGTCGTGGAATGCTTGGCACCGGAGGTGGTGCTGCAGGCTCCTTATTTACAGGACGAGGTTCGGTAAATCCTGGGGTTTCGATGCTCTCTCCAGTTGGAATTTCTGGAGGCTATCGCCAAATGGCAGCGGCGTTGGCAAATCAAGCAGCCAATCCCGCGTTAGCGCATAGACAAATAGCTGATATTGGCTTTGGAGCTGTGCCAACTTCTGCCACTGGGCTTTCCGGGCAAGCATTAAATACAGTTCTCAATCAAGCATTTTTGCAACGCAGAGGATTGGGGGCTAGTGGTGCTCAGTCACGACCAATCTTTAGCACCGGTGGTGTCGCGGTACAACAAAACATTCCAGGAATGGCTTATCCGATGGCCGCTGGACTGGGTGGGTCAATGGGACAATTCCCCATGGCTGGAATGATGGGGCCGTCTACGCCCCTATCCATTAATGCGAGAACAAGCATGTTTGGAGGTGGAGGGGGATTGCCGCCTCGTGGGCCTTTTGGTGGCTTTGGAGGAACGGGAGGGATGGGTGGCCAGTTTAATCGAGCGCTTGGAAACATTCAATTACCCGGCGCCGGAATGGTGCGCGAATTGGGCGATGAATTTGGCATGGCAACAAAACAAGTGTTGCTATTTGGTACTGCTTACAAAGCATTAGCTTTCGCTACTTCTTTCCCCGCACAAGTGGGACAAGCAGTTGGCGCACTGCAGACTTTTAACAATACTCTCAAGGCAGTTTCTCCCACCGCACAAGAAGCAAAAAGTTCCAACGAATTAATCCTGGATCTAGTCAGTAGGTATAACGTGCCATTGCAATCGGCCCGTGATGGCTTTACAAAGTTATATGCTTCAATGCAGCCAGCGGGTTTTAGTGGCGATGAAGTGAGGACTATCTTCACTGGCATCAGCAAAGCTGCTGCTGCGTTTGGCATGAGCGCAGATAAAGTTGATCGTGTGAATTATGCCTTTGCTCAGATGGCGAGCAAAGGTCAGGTAATGAGTGAAGAATTGAAGGGACAATTAGGCGACGTTTTACCTGGAGCGATGGCAATTTTCGCTGAAGCTGCTGGGTTTAAGGGACCAGATGCCATTCAGAAATTCTCAGCAGCCCTGGAAGAAGGTGCCTATAAAGGAACGGCAATGAAAGTATTGCTGCAGAATGTTGGCACAATCATGAACAAGGAATTCGGTCCTGGTGCGGAAGGGGCAGCAAGGACGTTCCAGGGTGCAATGAATCGCATGCAAAATTCACTTACGCTTCTTTACGAAGGTTTTGAACCCATTGCCGTTGGATTCTTAAATGCCGTTGTAATGCCGTTGACAAATGGCATTAAGCAAGTAACAGATGGGTTAAATGCTTTTCTCACTGGCACTACCGCTAAAACCGCCGGTGGATTTGCCTTCGCTCAGCAGTTAGAAAATCTTCGTCCAACTTTCCAAGGTATTCAACAAAACGTGCAACAAGTGATTCCCGTGTTGCAACAGTTTGGGAAAGTGGCCTTGCAAGTGGCTCAAACACTGCTGCAGATTGCTGGCAATCCTTTCGTGGGTTACTTGGCTCGCGTGTATTTATCTGTGCTACCACTGACACTAGCAATTCAGACATTAAATCTACGGGCATTGGTGCCAATGATTGCAAATTTCCTTAGGGCTATTCCAGCGTTTGTTGCATTTAACGCTGCTGCGGCGCAAGGGGTTACGACAAACAAGGCCCTGCAATTGGCAATGTACACAACAGGGCAAACTGCTGGAGTAACGGCTGGTCAAATTCGGACGGTCTCACTGGCGTTAAAAGCTGCATTTGCAAGCACGGTAATATTAGCCGTCGTGGCAGGTATTGGCATGATTATTGAAAGGCTTATGACAATGAACGCAAAAATGGAGGAAACAAGACAAAAAGCACTCAATGCTGCGCAAGCAATTCGCTCAATGTCCGCTACGGACGCAAGATCAACGGAGCAAAGGACGTCTATGGTGATTAACGACCTAAAACGACTGCGGACTTCCAATGAGGATTTGACGCTTGGGAAGGATCGCGTTGTCACCGTTCCGGGTGATGTGGCCAAGCGCCTTGAAGCGGCTGGCGTTCCAGTAAGGTCGGACTTGCTTGGTAGAAAAGTAATTGAACGTGCAATGATAGAGTCCTATATACAGCAACAATCTGGAATCTCTGCAGAGGCTCGCTTTAGGCAAGGGCAGTTAAGTTTTGAGGATAAACAAGCCGCAACTCCTGCTGTCATTGCGCCTGTTCCACCTGCATCCCCAGACGGCTCCAAGCCTAAAGAGGGTAAGCGGATTCCAATTGAAGAGATCATGGATTATGAGAGTCAAAGAGCAATGCGTCTTAAGGCGTCCAATATGCAATTGGCGTTAGATAGGAAAATTGCCGCCGCAAAAATGGCGGGCAATGATGCAGAAGCAGAATCGCTTGAAAGTCTCAGAGGCATATTAAAAATCAATGGTGAGATTTCCGAGTTGGAGACGTTTAGGAATATGCTGATCGACAAGGAGGCTCAACTTATTGACAAAACTTTTACAAAAAAGAAATATGAAGACAAGCTCAACGACACAAATGTAAAAATTCACGAGCTCAAAAATGATCTGCAAAGTCAATACTTAAAGCTGCAAATTAGCGAAAAAGACCAACAAAAGAAGGCCGAAGAAGAGTTATCGAAGCGAATTGAAAAACAATTGCAACTTAATCGACTTATTGAAGATGCAGCAATTGCCGCTGGCACGATCACCCCAGGCGAGGCGAGAAAAAGAGCACAGCAAAGAGAATTTGATGATCAATTGTTAAGAGCCAAGGAGCTTGGTGCCACCCCAGAGCAACTCGTTGCTATTAAAGATTTCCAGGTCATGACTCCACAAGCGGGGTCTATTCAGGAAAAGCTTAAGCTCTTGCGTGAAGAGTTAGAGAAACTTGCTTCTACTCAGGAAACGGTGACGTTCTCCGCTAATGCCATTGGCGAAGCTTTTGCCAATTCTTTCAAGAGCGTCATTAGTGGTGCATCGTCTGCCCAGCAAGCACTTGGTAGTTTCTTCCAAAGCATTGCAGACGCATTCTTGGATATGGCCGCACAAATGATCAAGAAATGGGTTGAAATGCAAATCATTGGTCTTGCTCAAAGCCTGCTTTCTCCATTAACTAAAGTCCCAGGTTCTTCCATAGTCAAAGGAATGGACGTGCCGATTGCACAAATGCCCGCCGGGATGCAATTTGCCAATGGTGGCATTGCCGCTGGCGGCTTCATGCCAATTACTCCATTCGCTAGTGGGGGCATCGTCACTGGCCCCACGCTGGGCCTTGTAGGCGAGGGTCGTTACAATGAGGCAGTTATTCCCATGCCCAATGGCAAGAGCGTTCCAGTGGAGCTTGGCGGGGCCATGGGCAGCCCCATTACGAGCAACATCGTGGTCAACGTCAGCTCTGATGGTAAAACTTCTTCTTCTAACACTGGCTCCGATTCTGCCGGTCTTGGTCGCCGTCTTGAAGGCGCTGTGAAGCAAGTTATCGTGGATGAACTGCGTCCTGGTGGTCTTCTGTCGGGGAGGCGCTAAATTATGACCCAACCCACTTTTGCCATTGCTTGCGAATACGGCCTTACGGTTCAACGTGGTAATCGCACAAAGCGCGTACAATTTGGCGATGGTTATGAGCAAATCAGCCCCGAAGCGATTAACAATGACATTCGTTCTTACCAAATTGATACTGTTCCTATTTCAGACGAAGCGGCCATCGCCCTTGACGCTCAACTCTCAGCGTTGAATGGCGACTTCTTCTATTCACAGTTCTTCATGGATGACCGCAAATATAAATATCGACTAGAGCCAAATCAATGGCAATGGAGAACCATTGGTCCCAACAGTAATGTGTTTTCCTTTTCCGTAAGGAGGATATATGACCCTAGAAGCTGATGTGCAACAAGGATGGCATGATGCCATTGTTGAACTGTTTGATCTTGATCTAGAGCCCATTACAGGGGATCCTCAGGATAAGTTTTATTTCACCACGCAGTTGAAGCCAGACGATGCAAAGATTATCTGGCAAGGACGCACTTACGAACCGTTGCCTATTTTGGCGGCAGGTTATGAACGCAGCACCACCGGGCAAGTTGCTCAACCATCGCTCACGGTGGCAAATGTCCTAGGAACATTTACGCAGGTCATCAGCAGCCTTGATGACATGGTGGGAGCAAAAGTAACAAGGCGCCGCACTTTGGGCAAATATCTTGATGGAGAACCGCAAGCGGATCCCACTCAGGAATTCCCATTGGACATCTTTTTCATTGAACGCAAAACAGCAGAAAATGCGCTCACCATTTCTTGGCAACTTGCAAGCGTCTTAGATCTAGAAGGCTTGTCATTGCCACGTCGCATTGTCACGCAAAATTACTGTCAATGGAAATACAGAAGTAGCGAATGTGGCTATGTAGGAGGGCCAGTGGCGACAGTGAATGATACGCCCACGTCCAACCCAGATCTTGATATTTGCGGCAAAAGAGTGCAAAGTTGTCAGCTAAGATTTCCAAACCAATCTCTTCCTTTTGGGGGATTTCCTGGGGCAATTAGAGGAAGACAATGAGCTGGCAATCGCTGAAAGACGAGCTGAGAAGCTATGCACACTCAAAGCCCAACGAAGAGGTGTGTGGAATTATTGCAAAGGGCGAATTCTTTCCCTGCTCAAACATTCATTCCTCTCCATCGGAAAATTTTGGCATTTCCGCTGAAGACTACGCAAAAGCGGAGCGCCTGGGAATTGAGGCCATTTTTCATTCGCACACTGGCTTCAACCACAGATTTAGTAAGCATGATATTGCGTCATGCAAGACAATCAATTTGCCATGGGTGATGTATTGCATTGGCACTAATAGTTGGCATGAAATGGATCCCACCGGCAATGCGCCCTATTTGGAAAGGCCATGGATTTATGGTGTGTATGATTGCTATGGCCTGGTAAGGGATTATTTCAGAAAAGAATATGACATTACGCTTGATGATTACGAAAGAGAAAGTGAGTTTGAATGGAGAAGCAGCGAGTGGCGCATGTTTGAAAAGAACTTTGTTGGACAAGGCTTCGTAGAAATTGACAAGCCTCAAAGAGGGGATGTGTTGCTAATGCAGCTTCAGTCTGATTTCCCAAACCATGTGGGTATTATTCACGATCCCAGTAAGAATATCTTTTACCAGCATTTGCTAGATAGACTGTCTGAAGCCAATGTCTATGGTGGTTATTGGCGAAAATGTACAGTTAAAGTGTTGCGCCACAAGAGCCTGTTGTAATGAAACTGATTGAAGTGAAACTGTTGGGAGAATTGGGCCGTAAGTTTGGCCGTAAGTTTCGCTTCATGGCGTCATCGCCTCGTGATGTGATGTCAGCTCTTTGCAATCAATTGGAAGGCTTCAAGGAATACATGGCTTCAGCTCACGAGAAAGGCGTGGGCTTTCGGCTGGTCAATGATAATGATGAAGGCATGGATTACGACAATCTGATCATGCCTTGTAATCGCTTGATTATTGCCCCCATCGTTACTGGTGGTGGTTCAGTGGGCCGCATTCTTTTGGGCGTAGCGTTGGTAGCACTGTCTTTTGTGAGCTTTGGCGCTGGTAGCGCTTTTGCTGGCTTCACCACTGCAGCGATGGCAAAAACTGCTGGCACTGCAGCAGGCTTTTCTTTGGGTAGTGGCATTTTGTTCAACTTGGGCCTCGGCTTGGTATTGACTGGTGTTGCCTCTTTGCTCACGCCTCAGCAGCAAGTTGCCACTCCTTCAGACTCAGAGCGTAAAGATAGCTTCTTGTTTGATCGAACCACGGAACTCACCACTCAGGGTCAGCCCATTCCATTGCTTTATGGCCGCTTCCTTGCGGCTTCTCCATTGGTTGTTTCGTCTGCAATCAGCACCCAACAGGTGCCCGTGTAATGCAAGAATTCATTCGCGATAAGGAAGGCGGATGGACCGCTTACATTACTGGTGCTGGAGGCGGCGGCGGCGGTAAAGGGAAAAGTGGTGGACAGAACCGTCCAGAGGAAGATCCAGAATCTCTTAGGAGTCGCTCAGAGGCGACTGTCGTAGGCATTTTCTGTGAAGGGGAAGTAGAAGGTTTTGAGGATGGCGTGGATCCCCTCACCCGCATCTACCTGGATAATGTGCCCATCAAGAACATTGACGGTAGCTTCAACTATGGCGTGAATACTTTCTTTACGGGAAGCCCCGGAAGCGCCAATGGCAAAGGAGGGTTGCAGCCCGAAATTGCAGCATCCATTCCATCGCTTAACCGAACTAGCGCTACTGGCGCCGTCAACTCTTTAGTGGTCGATTATCGAACTGGCACGCAAAATCAAGACTCCATGCCCGGCTTTGATGACGTGCGTATAGAGCAGCCAGTAGGGGTGAAATTAACTAGAACAGCGGGTTCAGTCGTAAAGACAACAGTCAGTGATTTGCTTGACAAAATTCGCATCAGAATTGGCATTGGAGCGCTTTTTTATATTGACAAGGAAAGCGGTGATGTGAAGGGGCGTTCCGTCACCTTTAATGTCAAAATTCGTCCCGATGGTGGTTCCAACTTTGTCAATGAAGACAAAACCATCACAGGCAAAAGCAGAGGGCCAGTTGATTTTGAATATGAATATGACCTTCAAGGTAACGGTCCATGGGTGGTGACAGTAGAGCGTGTTACGGAAGATCCGACCTCCACTACTATCAGTGATGATTTGTTTTTTAAGGCAATTGTTGGCATCTATACGCGTTCCTTTCGCTATCCAAATACGGCATTATTGGGCATCAAAATTGGTGCAGAAAATTTCACTGCAGTGCCTCAAGTTAGTGCAGACATGTTGGGCGTCAAGATCAAAGTACCTACTAACTACGATCCAATTCTGCGGACTTATAGCGGCATTTGGGACGGCACTTTTAAGACAGTTTGGAGCAACAATCCGGCCTGGGTGTTCTATGACCTGCTCACAAATAAACGTTATGGAGCGGGAGAGTTTATTGACGAAGCTCAAGTGGATAGATACAGCCTCTATCCCATTGCCCAGTATTGCGATGAACTCGTGCCAGACGGCAAAGGTGGCTTGGAACCGCGCATGGTTTTCAACGCTTACATCACAGACAGGGCTGGCGCCTATGAAGTGCTTAATGCAATGGCAGCGGCTTTCCGAGGTATGTTGTATTTCAGCGAAGGCACAATTGTCGCCATTCAAGACAAGCCAAAGCAAATTAGCAAAATCTTTTCTCCCGCCAATGTCATCCAGCAAACTGATGACAGTGGAGAAATGAGCGAGCCGCCTTTTTCTTACGAAGGCACAGCAAGAAAAGCCAGGAAGACAGTGGCGTTGGTTTCATGGAATGACGCCTCTGATAACTACAAAGCCAAGGTTGAATACGTTGAAGACCGGGAAGGCATTGATCGCTATGGCTATAGGGAGACGGAAATTAGAGCTTTTGGTACGACAAGCCAAGGACAGGCTCAAAGGATTGGGCGATGGACGCTGCTGAGCGATCAACTAGAAACGGAAATCATCACTTTTAAGACAGCCACTGAAGGTTTCTTTGTACTGCCCGGAGAAGTTATTGGCATTGCTGATCCAGCAAAAGGAGGCAAACGCTTTGGAGGCAGAATTCTTGGTGCCACCACCACTTCCCTTTCCATTGATTCTTCTTTCGTCATTGCCTCTGGCAATTCGTATCAGGCCAGTGTGATGCTGCCCAATGGCGTTGCCCAGACGCGTACTGTCACTAATGCTGCAGGCACCACAGACACGCTGACGGTCTCTCCAGCCTTGTCTGACACGCCTCTAATTGGAGCCCCATGGGTGTTACAAGAAAATAACGATGGAGTAAGGACATTTAGGGTGGTGTCGGTAACAGAGGACGATGGGGTGGTAACGGTATTAGGTGCTTTGTACGACGAAAGCAAATTCATTCTTGCCGACACAAGCACGATCTTGGGCCTCACTCGCACTTCCATTGCTGGCCCTCAAGTGGTGCCAGCAGTTGCTGGGGGCAGCATTATCCTAGAGGTGCCCATCTAATGGCTTACAACGAAGCAAGGTGGAACTTTCCGCAGTATTCCGCCTATTCCATTCTCAATGCAGCAGTGAATCCAGCAGTCTGCTGGAACCCTCCGCAGAACAATCCTTTCATCGCATCGTTTGAAGTGGATTTTTTGGACACGGCAGATAATCAATGGATCAGGATTGGTACAACGGCAGCCAATTACATCCGGTTCCCTTCAGACGTTTATGTGACCAATAGTTCATATAGAATTAGAATTGCTACCATTGGCATTAACGGTAGACGCTCGCCATACGCTTATAGCACTGTGGTGTTAGCCAGCCCGTTGGTGTTTGACTTTACCGCCAGCCAAGACGTGCGCTTTTCGGACGGTACAATTGTTCCAAACCAGCGCCTCCTTTTCCTGATCCTTTGATATGGCAAATCTTTACGGGCTTGATGCCATTGGCAATGCCGCCTACGTGAAAGCCACTGGAGCTGGAAGCAATTCCGATCCTTACGTGGTGCAGAATGATTTGTTCAATGCTGCATTGAAGAGTGCTCAAATCACCAGCTCCGCTAGTGCTGATGTGATTGCTGCAGTGGCGAGCAATAAATTGCGCGTCCTCTCCATGGCCATTACAGCATCATCCGGCTGCACCGTCAAGCTGCAAAGTGGAGGAACCACTGACAGAACGCCTCCCTTCCATATTGCAGCAAATGGCAATATCACTCTCTCCAATCCATTGGGTCTTTTTGAAAGCGTTAGCGGGGAAAAAATTAATGCAGTGGTGAGCGGTACGACCACTTATTCCGTGTTCCTTTCCTATCGTGAAGTGGCAGCATGAGCACATTTGTTGCTACAAGTTTGGCGCCACAAATTGACTTGCGCCTGTTGCGTAGGGATTATTTTGATGGCGTTAGCTTCCTTTTGCAAGATGAAGATGGCGAACCGTTTGATTTAGCAGACGTGCAAGTGTGCGCGGCTGTGTGGAAAAAGACAGGCGAGACCACTGCAAGCTTAGTAACTTCCTTCAACATTGAAGAGCAAGAACCATTGCGGAATGGCCAAGTGAGGCTTTGGCTTACTTCCGCACAAACATCGTTGATCTGGGATGCCGCTGCAAATAGTGGCCCTGCCAATATTAGTCAAGCGTTTTTTCCGTCCGCTTATACCGCCGAAAACTCTAGCGATTCCTTGACTGCTTCGCCGTTGACATGGGACATTCGCATTGAAAAGCGGGAGTACGTGGCCAATTTGATTAGTGTCAGTAGCGGTGTTTTCATTGCGCAAACAAATCATGGCCTTGGCGCCACTGAGAGAACTGTTTTTAGTGGCACCACTACGAGTGGCATTAATTACGATGGCACAAGCGCTCGTATTTACAGCGACTTAACCAATATCACCTACGCTTCTCCTTATTCTTTTACCATTGCTTCTCTTTCTGGCGTTACCAACGCCGCCCTGGGGGGCAGTGTTTATAGACTAAGGCAAGATACTGTGGCCGCTGGTAGCGTTTTTGTTGGCACCACTTTCTCCAATTGTTTTCCCTGAGGAACTATGGCTGAGTTAAAAGAAGGCGTAGCAGTTGTCACGGTAGGACGCACTGCTCCAATTCCTCCTGGGCAACAAACAATGGCAACGAGTTTGCCTGTGGTGATTGCTAGTGATCAAACGCCCATTCCAGTGGAAGTGGCAAACCAGCAAATCAGCGAAGTTAGCTTGAGTTTGCTTGGCGTACCTCGTGCTGAAGTGGCGCTTGGCATCTTTGCTGATGTCACTACTTACGACATCAACCCAAATGAATGGGCAAGTGAAGGCGGTGGTGCCACCACTCATATTCCCAATGAAAGCGCAGCCAAAGTAACTCTTGGTAGCGCCAATACCAATAACTACCAGATCTTAAGCAGTAGGCGTTTCTTTCGTTATCAACCAGGGCGAGTGAGTGCAGCCACGTTTGGCGTGAGAAGCACAACTTCCAATGATTCTACCGACATCAAAAAATTTGGTGCTTTCGATAAGCGCGATGGTTATTACATTGAAGTGCAGGGTGGTGGACAAACGGATTCTGCTAGCAAAGAATTTAATTGTTACTGCGTAAGGCGCACCAGTGCCTTTGAAAGCGACGAGGCTGGCATTCGCACTCCCAATGCTTTAGACGGCGACATTGGCACGGCTGGCACTGATTTAGTAATCGTTCGCGCTGGTCTTACTTATATCCATGCAGGTCTTTTTGATCGAAGTGTTCGCGGGGCTGGTGGAGTTAACATTGGCAGCATTGCCTCTTCAGACGGCACCACTAGCGTTTCCGGTTCGTTTATTTCAGTGGAAGCGCCTTATCGTTATACCTACGAATACCGAGTGCCGCGTAAATATTTCAGCCATGATCGCCTTGATGGTGAAACAAAAGCTCAGTATTACGCTGACAAAACTCCAGGCCGCAATTCGTTCTCCCTGTCCATTGGAGGCACTGCATCTAATCCAACAGTTTCCTACACCAACGGCAGTTCAGTAATCAATGTCAATGGAGACATTGTTACTGATACCAGTATTTGGAACATTGACTTTTCAAAAGTGACAATGTTCAAGATTGAATATAGCTGGTATGGAGCTGTGGGCGGACATTTCTTGGCCTACGTTCCTGACGCCACCACCACGGGAGAGGCGCGATGGGCACGAATGCACCATATACGGGCCTCCAACCAGCTTACGAGTCCTAGCCTGGCCAACCCCACTCTTCCCATCTCTTACCTTGCTCAGAAGGCTACAAGCGCCAATGAGTGTGCGCTGTACAAATACGGGGCTTCTTACTATATTGATGGTGGCGATAAGGGCACTGTTACTGCCCGCTCAGAAAGCAATGCTGCTGATCGCACCGTCACAACAAGTGGCACCATGCTGATTGGCTTGCAAGTTAAGGAAAATATCAATTCCATCCGCAATCGAATGCAAGTGTATCCCACTCGACTGGGAGTGGGCAGCAGCGACAGGGCGGTTGTTAAGCTCATCAAACGACCAACAACTGTTTCGGGCACTCCATCGTTTACCAGTGCTGACACTCTGAGCCCTGTTAATGTCACAACAACAAGTGGTGTAGTAACAGTAAGTGGTGGAACAAACGTAGCGACGTTTTTTGTTGGAGCTGGCGGTGTAGATATTGATTTATCTCCATACTTTGGTTACAACAAAGACTATCTTTCCTACCCATTGACTGCAGCAACTGGCGACACTCTGTATGTGTTCGCTCAGGGCATCGGAGCCAGTGCAAGCATGAGCGCCTCCCTAACATGGGAAGAGCAAGTGTAGGCATCTATGACAAGTTTTTCTGAATATTATCAGGTGCCCGAGGATGCCCAGCCAGCGGGAAGCGAGCTTATTGACGCAGAATTGATTGACTTCCTAACGGGAGATTCTTTAATTGACCCTGTAGATCAAGAAGTCTTGACGGGTGACGCGAAAGGCACTTTGGTGCTCGTTGAGGATGAAGGGCTAACTCCCGTAACGCTTAGGAATTCCACTGGAGCCAACGTTTCAGTGGATGTGGTGAATACAAGTCAAAGCGAAGTAGAAGTGAGTTTGCTTGGCATTCCTCGTAGCGAGACAGCGCTAGGGCTTTTTGATGCCGTAAATATCTATGGAGTGAATGATAAAGAGTTTTATGCGGGTCCAATTGCCGCTGGATATGTTTATAACCAGGATCCAAGCGATTGGACTTTTGCTGATGAGTATGGCTATTTCTGGAGGCATATTCCAGCAGAAAGCGCATTGCAAGCATATTCTTTCCCACCGCCATTGAGCTTCACTTATCCAGTGGATGATAATACAGGGCGATTTCCTGGTGGACGTAGCGATGGCTCGATGACAACTTTTTGGGAAAGTAAACGCGCCTTTCGTTATCAACCAGGGCGCGTCACTGCTTTTACTTTTGGCGTGAGGATGTCCACTGGCAGTGATTATGAAGGAGAGGTTGTGAAATGGGGCTGCAGAAATGCTGTAGGGGATGGTTATTATTTTCAGCTAGACAAGGGCGGTGATTTATTCGTAGTACGCACTTCTCCTGATTTAGGCACAGCAAAAATTGGGCGTGACAACTGGAATGGTGATCCCATTCAGCCCAATGTAGGTAGCACTGGCTGGAACTTGGACTTGTCTCGCGTGACAATGTTCAAGATTGAATTTAGCTGGTATGGAGCTGTTGGCGCTCGCTTCTTGGCGTATGTGCCAATTAATCATGATGAAGCGCGATGGGTGACGCTGCATTATTTCTTTGCGGAAAATCAGTTCCTTTTTCCCAGCCTTCGCAATCCCTTCTTAAAGCTTTTCGTAGAGGCACGCACCACTGCGGGGGCAACGTCTCCTGCATTCATCAATTTATACGGCAGCAGTGTTTACATTGATGGTGGAGATAAAGGCACTGTTACAACTGGCGCTGTAGGTCTTGATGCGCCCAAGCCGATCAATAGCACTCCTAGGGCGATTCTTGGCTTGCAAGTTAAAAGCAGCATCAATGGGGTGGAAAACAAGAAATCCATATTTCCAAACAACTTATCAGTGTATGCCACCACTGACACACGGTTTGACTTGGTCTTTCAAGGCAATGGAATTTGCGCGGGAGAGAGTTATTTTTATGGCAATGGTACGAGTATCACTGCAAATGCAGCCTCAGGCATAACTGTAATTCGCGCTGGAGCAAATACACTTACCACTCCATCGGGACAATTTTTTCCTGATGTGAGGAATGAGCTGGGAGGGGCAGTGGACTACAGAAGTGGTCGCCGCGTAAAAGTGGTTGGACCAGGCATCCTGGCCACTCATGTGGCAGCCCTTTCCGATGACTTAACTCGCATTACTACCGATGCTTTTCTTCCTGAAGGCATCACAAGTATTACGTTGGGGCGAATGAATAACTACGTTGTGAGCAGTGGATTTGTTGGGAGCGGAGTCACTCAAGGCACGATTTTTAGAACTTTTGTGAATGGCTATGCCCGTATAGGCCTGCTACCCAATGCCTCTGGGCTCTCTTACAATCCATCATCTGACTCTGTATTATGGGTGGCGTCAGACTATCCCGCTCTTTTATTTAACCGATTTGGGCAACTTGTTGGAGAAGCTCGTTATCCAAGCGATTATATTTGCAATCAAGCGACAGATTTTAGCATTGCATTTCCGACCAGTGGTACTACGACCCTTAGCGCAGCAGGGCGGTCAATTACCATTTCTGGCACCAATCCATGGCCCATTCGTTTAGTGGTAGAAGCTCATGCGGACGCCGTGGTTTCGGACGTGGTACTGGCTCAGCAACCATTGGCTGTGCGTCTATATCCTGGCAGCGGCTCTAGCCAGGCACAAACATCGTGGCCACTAAGCAGTGGCTTCACTCAAAATGCCACTGCAGCAGGCGGCACTGATTATGTTGCCAATCATTTCGTAGATAGTCTTGCCGATCCATTGAGCGCCGCATTGGTAGACAAACAAGGCTTGCGCGTCCTAAAAGGAGGCCAGCGTGTGGCAACTTACTTTATTGCCAGTGGCGAAAGCCGTCAGTTTGATCTCAGCTCACTATTTGGTCCTGATAAGATGTTTATAACAGGCAGTCCAGGAAGCATTGAAAGCACGGGAGCACTTTTTGTTGTTGCCACTGCTCGCACTGCATCAGGAGAGGCCAGTGCAAGCATTAACTGGGAGGAACAATAATGGCCTTCGTTGGACTCGTTGCAAATCGCAACCTTGCCGATGCGGGTAGTGCAGAAATTGCTTGGGATAATTTAGGGGCAGGCATTAGTTACACATTTAACAATGTAACAACCAGCGGAGTCGTTATCAGGGGAGCAGATATTCTGGCGATCACTGGTATTAATAGGGTTAGCGCAAGAGATTTATTACTTCTTCAGGGACTCACTAGCAATGCCCAGACAAGGCTTAACACCATCAGTCAACAGGTGGCTTCTGGTGTTGTCCTGCAAAATAATGCACTGCTGCGAGCTTCTCCATCTTCCATCGGGAATTATTCGCTCAATGGCAATCTTTCTGCGCAAAGCATTCGTATCAATGGAGTGCCGGTGCAGTCTTTAACCACTTCACCCTTTTCTGGCGCCACTGCTATCGCTTCTGTTTTGTTGGATAATGTTATAATTTCAAGCAATTTTACTGTTCAAAATACTACTAGTCTTGGTACAATTTCGTCGCCAGAGGTAGCTATTCCGGTTGCGGATGGTGGCTACATTTATTACCTAAGAGCAGGGCAATCATGACACAGCAGTTTGGTTTTCGTGCTTCTAGGAGCCTCGCAGAGGTTGAGAATAGAGACGCATGCTGGGACAATTTAGGAATTGATAGACGCGACTTGGCGTTGCTGGTTGGGACAAGCGCTGCTGGCGTGACGGAAGGAGATTATTTCAATTGCAAAAATTTGACCACTTTTTTAGAGCCACAAATTAGTGGGCTAACAGTAAGCGCTGGATCTGGCCTGGTGGCCATGCTTGGCAAGATTAGCAAAAATGGAGATACTGGCATTGGCACACTTTCTGGCTCTACCGTCAACAACGACAGGGCTTATTACAATGCTGCATTTGATATTATTTCGGCTTCAACAAATAGCTTCTTTTCTCCTACTACAACATCTGGATACAGCGCTGGCGCTCAATACTTACTGGGCCCTGTTTCCCTGCCCAACTTAACCATTAGCGGCTTTAATTTCACAGGCGATACCAAACAGTGGTCTGAGTATTTCGTCAAATATCGCAATCACTTAAGACTAACTGATAGTGGGGGAACCCAACGTTTTTCTCCATTGTACCTAGCTCCACCCACGGTACTTGATTCAAATGTGTTGTGGCTTGACGCAGAATTTAGTGAAATAACCCTAGATGGGGATAAGGTGGGGCGATGGGAAGATGTATTACGCCGCGCTAATGCCTCGCAAGCCGAAGCAAGCTATCGCCCAACATTTGTAACCAATGACCTTGACAACAGGCCCGCTGTTCAATTTGATGGCACGGATGATTTCTTGAATATTGGCACGCTTGGGGCAACGCTTCCAACGGCAGCAACTCTTGTCGTTGTTTTTAGCCTTAGTAGCGCACTGACGACAGGGGATTCTGTTTATTCTATTGTCAGCTCATTGGCGAATATTTCCAGCTCGTGGAGAAATGGAAGTGGTAGCGGTGCATGGGGATTGTTCACCAACAGCATCATTTCTAGCTTTCCAGTTGACATGCCAGTTAATGGCACTGTAATTGCCAGCGTGCGAGCAAGTAGTGCCTATGGTCTTGAATTTAGGCTTGGCGGCATTAGACAGTCTTTCATTGCTCCTCCTTCTTATTCTTACTCCAGCGCAGGCAATTTTGTCATTGGCGTGAGTGATTCGGTGAGTCGCTCCAATGCTTTTCAAGGAAGAATTAACGCTTTGGCCTTGTTCAACGAAGTGTTGAGCGATGCTGAGCTGTTCTCGCAGGAAGAATATTTCAGGTGGAGAAATGGCTTTGTCTACAATCCAGATGCCGCTGATTTATCATTTACAAAGGTAATCCATGACGAAAGGCAGAACCAGTTTCTGTTGGAAGACAATTCTGTGTTAGAGGCTGGTTGATTATGACTCGCGGACTGGTTCGTAAAAACAATTTAAGGGATTTGACGAATGCCGAGCAGGCCAGGACTAATCTTGGCCTGCAAAATGATGATTACCAAAGAATTAAGGGGCTTTTTCTCTCGTCTGGCGTGAGCAATTTAGACGTACAAAAAATTGCCAACTCTTCCACTAATTTTCAAAGCCAAGTTAATGCTTCGACCGCTCTGCTTGGCACTATCACTCCTGCTCTATATGCCGACAAGGTGGGTGACACCCTTTCTGGAACGTGGACAAATAGTGGCAAGATAGGGGCCAGTGGCATTGTGGTTAGTGGCATCACTCGCCCTGGAAGCACTGATGCATTATTTTTGCGCTCTTCCCCATTGTCTTCTCTTCAAATTGAAACGGCATCAGGCGTGGTACTACCGAGTGGCTTGGTTGTGAACAACCTTACCAGTAGCGGCAATGTTGTCATTGCTTCTGGGAAAGTGGTAAATCGTACGATGGTAATTGGCATTAGGGGGGTGCCTTATAAAATTGATCTGGCTTAGGCACTGATAGACTATCATTAATTCCTGTTTAGCTTGCGATTGTGACCAAAATTTCTCAACTTTCGTCCATTGGTGATTCACTGGCCATTGGTGATCAGTTTTTGATTAGGGACATTGACGACGCAGTCACCCCTAATAAAAGCGTCACGATTAGTGGCATGACGAGAGCGCTGGATACCGGCACGTTGCTAGCACCAGCGCTGGCCTTTGCTTCTGATAAAAATACCGGCATCTACAGCCCTGGCGCAGACACGCTGGCCTTCGTCGAAGGCGGCACCGAGGCCATGCGCATCGACAGCTCCGGCAACGTGGGAATCGGGACCACTAGCCCTACCGCACCGCTACACGTAAACGGAAATATTGCTTTAGACAATGAAGTATTAAACACGCCTAAATATATTAACTTTCGTGCTAACGCAGTTGCTACTGAATATGGCGGAATAAGGTGGTATAACTTCCAGTGGAACACTACAATAAGAGCTTCAATAGTATCCGGGCCTGACGGATCTGTTGCCAACGGATATTTAGCATTTTGTACAGGTGTTAGCGGTAACGACGCCACCGAAAGGATGCGCATCGACAGCTCCGGCAACGTGGGGATTGGCACAACAAGCCCCAGCACATATGTTCAAGACAATGGTCTTGCAGTATACCGCAATGCAAATAACTCTCAACCCAATTTTAGTGTAGTCAATGCAAGCGCTAGCGGTAACGCGGCATCAGTTTTACAAATACTTGGTAGCGGTGGAAGTTGTTTAATCTCGACTACATCTTCAGGATGGACAGACTACGGTATTATTAAGAGCGCCTCTACAACTGTTGAGTCACGAAATAACTGGCTTTCATTTGGTGCGCCGAATGGTTTTATTTTTGGAACGGGCGCGACACCGTATGTAGAAAAGATGCGCATCGACAGCTCCGGCCGTGTGGGGATTGGGACTAGTAGCCCCACCACGCTGCTAGATGTAAACGCGGACACCATTCGCGTGCGCACTGCCCGCACACCAGCATCTGCATCTGCTAGCGGCGCTACCGGCGAAATCTGCTGGGACGCCAACTACATCTACGTCTGCACGGCGACAAACACATGGAAGCGCACGGCAATCAGCACATGGTGATGTCTACCGCAAGTCAGACGGCACCTTGATGATCGCTTACTAGGCACGCTCACCCCAGCCACAGTTCACCTACCACCACCTGACCCATGACTACCACCACTGAGTACACCTGGGGCATCGCCCAGATGGAGCGCCACACCGCTGACGGCTATGTTTATACCGCCCACTACACCGTGGACGCCAATGACGGCACCTATTCCGCTGGTGCCTACGGCAGTGTCGGCTTCCAGCGCCCCGAAAACTTGATTCCTTTTTCTGATCTCACCCAGGAACAGGTGATTGGCTGGACGCAAGAAGCCCTTGGCGGTGATGAAAAGGTTGCTGAAATTGAAGCAGCTCTCCAAGGCCAGCTTGATGAGCAGCACGCTCCCACGAAAGCCGCAGGGCTTCCTTGGGCCAGTTAAGCTTTAACTTCCTTCTCGTTTTTCAATGGCAGTAAAAAGCAAAGGCGGCAGTGCAGCCCTTAAGCGCCAGCATGAGCCAGGGCCCCCTAAGACCACTTCCATTGGACAGGGCCAAAATTCGCGTCCACGCAGGCGTGGGAAAAAGCCTACAAGAGGCCAGGGAAAAGGCTGATTGACGGCTCACCATGAGGAGGCTACCATTCTGGGGCCTCCTTTTTCATGCCATGCCTTTCGTCAACACCATTTCCTTTGCCCATCGCTTTTCTGATGATGAAGCGATGGAAGGGTATTGTTCCTACAAAGAAGTTAATCACACCTATAGCGGAGATGGCGCCCAGGCGGTTTCACGAGCCTTCTTTGAATTTATGATGGCCTGCGGCTATCTTCCCCATAGCATTATTGAGGCAATGCAGGATATTAGCAGCGAGTACAAAAGAACCTGCGGCTACAATAAGGAAAAGACAATGGAAAAATAATGGGGCAAGTAATTGCTGGCGGCGAACAGTTTGAAACCCACATAGAGGCTGATCATAGGGGTCGCGTGCTGCAAAGCGGCCCTGACAGCGGAATGGTCGATGCCTTTGGTCGCCAGCGCGTCAGCGCTCCCTACACGCTGTTTGATAGCACGCTGCGCTATGACAAGCGGCCAGATCAATGGTTTGAAGTTGTTTCTGGAGGTGGTAGCTCGACATTCTTGCCAAATGAGTGCAGTGTTGCAATGACAGTTGGTACGGCTTCTGGAAGCACAGTGCTTCGCCGTACTAAACAAAACTTTCCTTACCAGGCAGGCAAAAGCCTGATGATCATGCAAAGCTTCGCTGGCGCCACTCTTGCTGCTGGCGTCACTCAAGAAATTGGCTTTTTTGATAATAACAACGGCGTTTTCGTAAGGGCTAGTGGCACAACCATTCAATTCGTGGTAAGAAGTTTTGCTACTGGAGCAGTGGTTGAAAATGTGGTCAACCAAAGCAATTGGAACATTGACACGCTGCCATCTTTGAACTTTGCCAAGGCTCAAATTTTCACTGCTGATCTTGAATGGTTAGGAGTGGGGCGTGTGCGTTGCGGGTTTGTTATTGATGGTGAAGTGACGTATTGCCATGAATTTCAACATGCCAATTTGATTGATTCTGTCTATATGCAAACGGCAATTTTGCCATTGTCCTATCGCATTCACAACAGCACTGCACAGGCTTCTGGTCGCACCTTAAAGCAGATTTGTTGCAGTATTTTAAGCGAAGGAGGCTATGAGCCAGATGGGGCAATTTATTCGATTAGCCATGATTTAGGGGCGGTTGCTAATGCAACTGGAGAGCGTGTTACTGCTGGCATTCGCATGGCAAGTGGTCGTACTGGCAATGTCATTCTTCCTGTGCGGATTTCTACGACCACTGCTTCCAACGATGTGGTGCTATGGCGTTTGCGCTTAAATCCAACCGTGTCTGGCGTTACTTGGGTGCCTGCGGACAATGGAAGGGGAAATGTCGAGACTATTACCAGCGCCACATCGGTGTCTGGTGGCACTGTAATTGACTCTGGATTTGTTTCACAGGGATCAGCAAATAACTATGCAGTGGCAGAAGCCATTCGTCTTGCTTTGGGGCAGAATGCGTCTGGCGTGAGCGACACCTTAATTTTGACAGTAGACAGCAATGTTAGTGCTAAAGCCCTTGGGATGATTGGATGGGTTGAAGTGGCGTAGGATAGAACTGTAACAAGGCAATAGTTGTAGACTGTTCTAATGATGCCAAGCGAAATGTGGATCCAGCACGTTACGACATAACTATTCATCAAGGCGCCACCTTTCAAATGGCCCTTCAATACAAGGATAGTGCTGGCACGCCAGTCAACATGAATGGTTACGCCTTGGAGGCTGAGCTATGGAATCGCACTGGCACTGCAAAACTTGCCAATTTTGCCACTCCATGGACCGTTCAATCCAGTGGCATGTTTAATTTGCGGCTTTCCAGTGCTGTCACATCCGGCATCACAGAACAAGGGCAATACGATTTAATGATTACGGAGCCGGGTGGTGATAAATACTACTTATTGCAAGGCACTGCTTATATTGACCTGGGGCTGACTGGACGAGGATTGTGATGGCTGGCAATATTACTATCACGCAAGACAACACGCAACTTGTCATTACAGAAGAGAGCGGCAATGAAGTGGTGGTTCTTGCCACCAGCTCTCCCTCTATTGTTCTGAGTGGAGACGGGCCACAGGGCGCAATTGGTGTTACAGGCGCAACTGGCGTGCAGGGTGTCACTGGCGTTCAAGGGGCCACGGGCATTACTGGCGCCAGTGGTCCAGTGGGTGCCACTGGAGTGCAAGGCCCAACGGGAGCAACTGGCGTGGTGGGCGTTACAGGCGCTACGGGCGCCACTGGCGCTCAAGGGGCCACGGGCCCGGTGGGTATCACTGGAGCCACTGGTGCTACCGGCGTAATTGGCGTTAGTGGCGCTACTGGGCCAATTGGTGCCACAGGGGTGATTGGCCCCACTGGTGTGTCAGGCCCCACTGGAGCGACTGGCGCCCTGGGCGCTACTGGCGTTCAAGGGGCCACGGGTGCCACGGGAGTAGTGGGCGTGTCTGGTGCTACTGGCCCGGTGGGAATCACAGGGGCAACTGGTGCAATTGGTGTGTCAGGAGCAACAGGCGCCACTGGTGCAATTGGTGTGTCAGGAGCGACAGGCGCCACTGGTGCGACGGGCATTGGCATCACAGGTGCTACTGGTGCTACTGGCGTGGTTGGCGTGAGTGGCGCCACGGGGGCCATTGGATCCACGGGTATTCAAGGTGCTACTGGACCTATTGGGCCGACTGGTGCAACAGGTGTAGCGGGAGACACTGGCCCAATTGGAGCCACTGGTGCTTCAGGCGTTCAGGGCGCGACGGGGGTTCAGGGCGCCACTGGCGTTATTGGTATCACTGGCGCTACTGGAGTTACTGGTGCCACGGGAGTTGTGGGTGTTAGTGGTGCTACGGGCGTACAAGGCGCTACTGGCGCCACAGGTCCCGCAGGGGATACTGTTACCATTGGAGCCAATGCCGCAGATGTTCTTTCTGCTATAGCAGGGGAAATTACCGCAGACGATGCTGCTGATGACAAGATTGTTTTTTGGGATGACAGTGCAAGTAAGTTGACATATCTTACAGTAGGAAGTAACTTGACTATTTCCGGCACTACAATTTCAGCTAGTGGCGGCGGGTCTGTCAGTGTTGATCCTGTTATCGCTGGGATGATTTTCTGATGGCTGCTCCAAACCTTAAAAACCCAACGACAATCCTGGGACGCACAGCCCGTTATGCCGTCACGACGAGCTTGGCCGCGGCCCTGAGCAACAGCGCCGCCAGCGGTAAGGTGCTGAAGATCAACAGCATCTTCTGCGCCAATGTGGATGGCGTGAATGCTGCTGACATCAGCGTGAGCATCTTTGATGGGACAACTGATCGCTACATTGCCAGGACGATTGCAGTGCCTGCTGACGCTACGCAAGTGCTCAGCACTAAAGAGACGTACTTCTACCTAGAGGAAGGCGACAGCATCCGTGCCTTGGCCAGTGCGGCAAGCGACTTGGAACTGGTGATCGGCTACGAGGAGATCAGCTAATGAGACTTGGACTGATTGGCGGAACGGATAGCAAGCGCACCAGCGGGGTGTATCAGCCCGAGGACGT